GCGTATTTATTGCGCTTCCGGCCTACGACTTCAAAGTCTCTTTGAAGTTGGCTATTTCATTGGCTCAGTTCGCTCAGCAAGCCCAGCAGCACGGGGTTGATATTCAGATTGGCAGCATTTGCGGCTGTTCTGTTGTCTCCCGTGCTCGCAACCTGCTCGCGCAGGATATGCTGGACTCTGACTGCACGGACTTGATGTTCATTGATAGCGATATCAATTTTGAAGCGGCTGACGTTTTCCGCCTTATGGCTTGGACCTCAGACCCCAAGAAGGGTATTGTTGCTGGCGTACCACGTACGCGTAGCACTACTAAGACATACATCGGCACGTTGGATAAAGACGAAGACGGTGAGCTTACGATGAACGGTATGGGCCTTGTCCGTGCCAAGCGCGTAGCTACTGCCTTTATGATGGTCCGCCGCGATGTATTCGAGACCCTTGACGCTGCTCATCCTGAGTGGCGCTATTACGACGAACGCTCAGAGCGCACCGTCCCCTGCATGTTTGATTTCATGAAAACTGACGAAGGCTACATCGGGGAGGATTACCTCTTCTGTGACCGCGCTCGTGAGCAAGGCTTTGAAGTCTGGGTCGATCCGACCATCAAGCTGGGCCACATGGGCGTGCAAGAGTATGAAGGTGAATTTGGCAGGGACGTCCTCTATCCGATGCTTGTCCCATCACAGAAGGAAGTAGCATAATGAGTTTGCGTACAATTATGGAAAAAGCCCGCCTCAAGCAAGAGGCCCGCGCTGCTGCCCCACGGGGTAAAGGCTTCCTCGGTAAGCTTCTAGGCTCCGATAAGATAGCGCAGTTGCAAGGGCGCTCCTCAGGTATGGTGCCACCAAAAATGATGGCGAACATGGCGTCACAAGCAAGTGCGAATATGCCTGCCCCAACTGCTGGCGAACCAGCTATGGGCGGTCGTGGTACCACACTCGCAGACCGTGGTGAGAACACCAAGCAGTTCAAACGCGGTGGTATGGCCAAGAAAAAGCCTATGGCCGCTAAGAAAAAGCCGATGGCTGTTAAGAAGATGGCCTCTGGCGGTTCCGCTTCACGTCGTGCCGATGGCTGCGCTACCAAGGGTAAAACCAAAGGACGTTTTGTCTAATGGCCAAGACACCTGCTTGGACCCGTAAGGAAGGTAAGAACCCGAAGGGCGGCTTGAACGCCAAGGGTCGTGCGTCTGCGAAGTCGCAAGGGATGAACCTTAAACCTCCAGTCTCAGCCAAGCAGGCGAAGAAGTCACCTAAGTCTGCCGCTCGCCGTAAAAGCTTTTGCGCACGGATGAGTGGTATGCCGGGTCCAATGAAGGACGAGAAGGGTCGCCCTACTCGCAAAGCTCTGTCACTTCGGAAATGGGATTGTTAAAGATGTCACCCGGGCATGAAACTTTTAAGTACGCTATAGATGCGGCTTCAATCTTCACGGTTGTCGGTACAATCGTTTCGGTACTTCCGGCAGTTGCCGCGTTGTTTACTATTATATGGACGGTAATTCGTATATACGAGACAAGGACCGTGCAAAGATGGTTAGGTAAGGAATAAGATATGGCACGTAAAATGCGTAAGTTTTCCGATGGTGGCGCTCTAGGTAAGTATAACCGGCGCATGGCGGATATCGAAAAAGACTTCAAGAAGGACTCCGCAGGTAAAAGCGGCAGGGCACTCGAAGTACTTGAAGCTAAGCGTATGCAGCGCAAAGCTGACGCAGAAGACGACCGTGCCAAGCGCACTGGTGGTGACCGCACAGCTACTCGCAAAGCGGAGTTCGATGCGGAAAAGAATTTAAGTAGAACCCGTAAGTTTGGCGCGGATAAACCCGCAGCCGCAGCGGAGCCTGCTAAAACATCTACGCCTGCAGCGGCAGCTACGCCTGTAGCAGAAAAAGCTAAACCACAGAGTTTCGCTGCTGCGTTCAAGGACGCCCGTTCGCGCCTAGGTGCAGGTAAGACTTTCACTTACAACGGTAAGAGCTTCACCACGAACATTGCCGGTGAAGGCCGTAAGCGCACAAATAACAGCGCAAGCACGGCTGCTTCGACTCCGGTTAAGGCCGCTTCGACTCCGGTTAAGGCCGCTTCGACTCCGGTTAAGGCCGCTTCGACTCCGGTTAAGGCTGCTTCGACTCCGGTTAAGGCTGCTTCGACTACGGTTGCTACTAAAGTACAGGGGCCGTCTACAAAGGGGCCGCTAAACCCTAACTCTATTGCTGGCATGATATCACGCGGCAGCATTTCTAATCCCTTCAAAGGCCTTAGACTTACGAACGACGCGGACATGAGGGCCTACTACAAACAGCAGATAAAAGAGAGAGCAGAAGGTAAAGCCAAGGGTGGTAAAATTAACAAGGAAAAGACTATGAAGAAAATGGCTAAAGGTGGTTCGACACCTCCACAACCTACCGCTGCTGAACGGAAAGCAGACGCTAAGTTCCGTGAATCCGTAAAGAAGGAAAAAGTCACGCCAGAAAATGCTGCGGCTATCGGACGTGGAAACCGTTCAGAAAAGCGTTTTGCCAAGGGTGGCGTTACTAAGGAAATGCCTTCGTCTAATCAAATGGGTAGCTTGGGTATGGCTAAGGGTGGAAAAGCTAAGATGAAGCCAGCAGCAAAAGCTAAGGGTAAGCCATTTGCGGCAACCAAGTTCGGCGCTGCTATGATGAAGAAATCGGCTGACACCAAGGGTCGTGCGATGCCAAAGTTTGCCAAGGGTGGCTCCATCGACGGCTGCGCTGTTCGTGGCAAGACCAAGGGTAAGATGATGGCAATGGGCGGTATGACCGGCTACAAAAAAGGCGGGAAAACCTGCTAATGCGACCATGTCGTGGTATGGGGGCTATGAGAAAGTCCAAAATGCCTAAGGGCGAAGCTATCGGTATGGCTACCGGTGGTAAGCTGGATATTTCGAAAGCTATCAAGAAGCCGGGTGCGCTGCGCTCGGCCCTTGGTGCTAAGAAGGGTAAACCAATTCCGGCAAAGAAACTCGCTAAAGCCGCTAAGGCTCCCGGCAAGCTCGGCCAACGTGCCCGGTTCGCGCAAATGCTAAAAGGCTTTAAGAGAGGTAAGTAAGATGAATATGCCAAACTTCGGTGGCTTTTTAGGTCAATCTCAACAACCAATGCAGAACAAGCCCATGGGTCAGATGCAAGGTATGCAAAACATGTATAACCAGCAGATGCAGAAGCCTATGGGTGGTATGCCCCCGCAGAGTGGTCTTGGTTCGCTTCAGTTAGGTCAGCCTATGGGCGGCGGTATGCAGCCTTCTGCCCCTCCGATAGCGCAATATCAGCAGTTTTTGCAGGCACAGCAAAATGCAATGCAGCAGCCGCAGATGGGCGGTATGCCTCAGCAGAACCCAATGCAGTCAAACCCAATGGCTCAACCACCTATGCAAAACTACCAGCAAGCGATGCAGGCGCAGCAAAACCCAATGCAAAGCCCAATGCAAAACCCAATGATGCAGCAGGGTCAACCTATGGGTGGTGGGATGCAGCCTTCCGCCCCACCAGTACAAAATTACCAGCAAAGACTAGGTGGTATGCCACAGGCTCCAACGACGATGCAAATGGGTCAAGAAGCCCCACGTATGCAAGCCATGCGTAATATGAACCGTATGGATTTTGGTAACAGGTAAGTGGCTCGGTCGGACGAACCTAAGTGGAAGCGCATTGTTGCCAGTGTAAAAGCTGGCACCAAGGGTGGGAACGCAGGTCAATGGTCTGCACGCAAAGCTCAGCTTGCGACCCAGCGGTATAAGAAGTCTGGCGGCAGCTACAGCGGCCCAAAGACGGAAGCGCAGAAATCCCTGTCCAAATGGACCAATGAGGACTGGGGAACCAAGTCAGGCAAGCCGTCTACACAGGGTAAGAAAGCTACTGGCGAGCGCTACTTACCTAAGAAAGCACGTGAGGCTTTGAGTTCTCAGGAATACTCTGCTACAAGCAAGGCTAAGCGCGAAGGCACAAAAGCGGGCAAGCAGTTCGTTAAGCAGCCAAAGGCTATAGCAAAAAAGGCAGCTAAGTACCGATGACCACGACTGGCACCAGCACATTTAACTTGAACCTCAATGAGCTTGTTGAAGAGGCTTTTGAGCGCTGCGGTGCTGAGCTTCGTACTGGTTACGACCTTAAGACGGCTCGCCGTAGTTTGAACTTACTTACTATTGAGTGGGCAAACCGTGGTATTAACCTGTGGACCATCGAGCAAGGCTCGATCCCTTTGGTGCAGGGTCAGATTACATACGACCTACCAGTGGACACGATTGATCTGTTAGAGCACGTTATCCGTACTAACGCCGGTACAACTTCGAACCAGCTTGACATCAACATCAACCGTATCAGCGCCGACACGTACATCACGATCCCAAACAAGAATGCCCAAGGGCGTCCTATCCAAGTGTGGATCAACCGTCAGTCAGGTGCGACCTATCCGGTTACTGGGGTAAAGAACCCTCAGATCAATGTGTGGCCTGCCCCAGAGCAGAGCAACTACTACGTCTTCTTCTATTACCGCCTGCGCCGTATGCAGGACGCGGGTAACGGCGTAAACACACAGGATATCCCGTTCCGCTTCCTGCCGTGTATGGTGGCTGGACTTGCGTATTATCTGTCTCTCAAACTTCCCGGCGCTATGGAGCGTACGGGGCTGCTGAAGCAGATGTACGACGAGGCTTGGGAACAGGCGGCTGACGAGGACCGTGAAAAGGCTCCTCTGCGGATCGCTCCGCGCCAGATGTTTATCTAGGAGGTACGATGCCCAATCCGTTTGCCTCTGGTAAGAAGGCCATTGCAGAGTGTGACCGCTGTGGTTTTCGATACAAACTAAAACAGCTTCGTAAGCTAACCATCAAGACCAAGAGCACCAATATCCTTGTGTGCCCTACTTGCTGGGAGCCTGACCAGCCGCAGCTTCAAATCGGTATGTATCCGGTTGATGACCCACAGGCACTGCGCAATCCACGCCCTGATGTCAGTTACTGGCAAGCAGGTATGACTGGTCTTAAGGTATTGGTCCGTGGTGAAGTGCCGTCGAGTAACCAATTAGCGTTCGGTACACCCTCAGATGGTAGCCGAATTATCCAGTGGGGCTGGGCACCAGTAGGGCTAAATAACGCTTTAGCTTTGCCTGATCTCCCAAATACGCTATTAGGTACAGGTGAAGTAGGTACAGTAACGGTACAAACATAGGAGTAAGTTATGGCTAAGGGTGGTAAAACCAACGCACAAATGCTAAAGCTGGGACGTAATCTCGCTAAGATTGCCAACCAGAAGAAATCCGTGCGCTCTGTTTCGAGCAACGAAGTTAAGGTGGTGAAGAATGGCTAAGTTCAGTATGAAAAAGGGCGGTAACGAAGTTGGCCCCGCTAGCGTCTACGCTCAACCACATAACATGTCTGGTGGCACTGCCATCGACTTAGGCAACAACGGCTATCCGAACAAGATCGCTAACACCCAAACGCTGCGTACTCGGGGTACTAAAAACACTACCCGTGGTAACAGCAGCAGCACGAAGATGGGCTAATGAACTACGCTACTCTGTTCGAAACCATTAAGGGGTACGTCGAAAACGACTTCCCCAATACATCATGGACGGACTCCGCTGGCTCGGGGACCGTGACGCTTACGTCTACCGAACAGATTAACACGTTCATTCAACAGGCCGAACAGCGCGTATACAACATGGTCCAGCTTCTGGACTTACGTAAGAACGTGACTGGTAATGTAACATCAGGAAATAAATACTTATCTGTGCCATCTGACTGGCTTGCAAACTTCTCTTTGGCTGTGATCGACGCAAGCGGCAATTTTAGCTATCTGCTGGACAAGGATGTGAACTTTATCCGTGAATCATTCCCTAACCCAGCCGACACGGGCCTTCCGACTCATTATGCATTCTTTGACGAGAACTCGTATATCCTCGGCCCTACACCAGACGCGAACTACACAGTCGAATTGCACTACTTCTACTACCCACCATCCATCGTGACGGCTGGTACATCATGGCTTGGTGACAATTTTGACAGCGTGCTGCTTTATGGTTCTCTGCTGGAAGCCTACACATTTATGAAGGGTGAGGCAGAGATTATCTCTAACTACCAACAGCGATATGGCGAAGCACTTGCCATGCTGAAACAACTTGGTGAAGGTAAGAACCGTCAGGATATGTACCGCACACCTCAAATCCGCCAACCGGTAAGGTAATATAATGCTTAACGAACTTTCTTCCGCCCTTGGCACCGTGCAGGTTATGACCACGAACAACCGTGGTTTTTCTGCTGAAGAGCTTGCCGAGCGTGCACTCAATCAGATTATTAATGTAGGTGATAACGCACCCCCGGTGATCGCGGGTCAGGCTCGCGCCTTCCAAGAGAACCTGCGTGAGGTGCTCATCTACTTTATGCGTGAAGCCATGCGCTCACGTAACGTAACTCTGGCAGCTAAGTTTACTGAAGCTGGGTTCCCTGAGCTTGTTAAACTAATCGACTCCTAGGAGAATACTAATGCCCATTACTCAAGCTATGACAACCAGCTTCAAAGCCGAAATTCTGCTGGCTGTCCACGATTTCCGTAACACTGGTGGCGACACCTTCAAGTTGGCGTTGTATACTTCAGCGGCTTCGATTGATGCCAACACGACTGCTTATACGGCTACCAACGAAGTAACTGGTACAAACTACACGGCTGGCGGTGGTACGCTAGTTAATGGTGGTGTGACTGCTACAAACTCAAATGCTTCGTCCGGTACAGGCTTTACAACCTTTAGCAACCTGACGTTTAGTAACGCAACAATCACGGCTCGCGGCGCGCTGATCTATAACACAACCCCTTCGGCTAACGGCACGGCGAACACCACGCTGACCAACGCTGCTGTAGCTGTGCTTGATTTTGGCTCGGACAAGACTTCGACGGCAGGTGACTTCACCATCATCTTCCCAACGAATAACAATACCTCGGCTATCATCAGGATTGCATAATGATTGAAGACCTCGTCAGCCGGGTGTTCTACGCCCGTAACCTAGCGCATTTTGAGCATTGGACGGCTAATGGCGTCGGTGCTTATGCGCGTCATATCGCGCTGAACGAGTTCTATGACAACGTCATCGACAGCATAGATAAGCTGGTTGAAGCGTACCAAGGTGCATTTGAACTGATTGGCACGATACCTAAGACACCGACAAAAGCTTCAGATATTCTTTTAGTTCTCGTCGAAGACGCAGACTGGATTGAAAAGAACCACGAGAAGATTTGTCGGGGTAATCGGGCTGTTGGTAATCTGGTTGATGGTGTCACTGATACGTATCTAAGCACAATCTACAAGCTACGGAACCTTATGTAATGGCACTTAAAGTTGCTAACCGCGTACAGGAAACGACCGCCACTACCGGAACCGGCACAATTACACTTGCCGGTGCTGTCAGTGGCTTTCAGCCGTTTTCGGCGGTCGCCAGTAATGGTGACTTTGTTTACTACACGATAACCAGCGGTACCGACTGGGAAGTGGGTTACGGCACCTACGCAACCGCTGGCAATACGTTAGCACGTACAGTAATTTTTTCTTCAAGTGCAGCAGGCGCTGCAATCACGCTTGTAGGTACGTCGACAGTATTTCTAGATTACCCAGCAGAACGAGCAGTATATCTAAATGAATTTGGCAATAGCTGCACAATACCCGGAACTTTATCGATTGGGGCTATAACAGCTACTGCTATTACTACTTCTAGTGGCAACAACAGTTTTACAGGAACCTCAACCCTAACAGGTGGCACTGGCTGTGTTCTTACAGTTAACTCTAACAGTTTCACGTTAACTACCACTGGCGCAGGAACCATCGGTATTGGTGGCACTGCGGCAACAGGCCAAGTTAGTGTTGGCCGTTCAACTAAAGCCCAGACTGTAGTTATTGGTAGTGGTGTCACCGAAACTGGTCTTACGGCTGCATTCCAGATTGGCGTAAATGGCGGGGCTGGTAGCACGACAAACATTACAATTGGCAGCACTGCTGGCACAAGCACCACGACGATGCAGGGTAATACCAGAACGCCAGCAGGTACAACGGCCATGACAAGTGGCTTCTTTTATATCCCCGCTGCCGCTGGCGCACCTAGCGGCGTACCCACGGCTTTAAGTGGAACCGTACCAATGTACTATGACACCACGAACAATAGGTTCTACATCTATAACGGCGCGTGGAAAATGGTAACGTTGATCTAAAGGAAAGATGATGGCGATTATAAACACATGGACTGTGCGGCAGATGGATACCTTTGTAGAATATGAAGGTCAGCCAAATGTGATCTTTGCCATTCACTGGACATTGACTGGTGTAAATGGTGACTACACAGCCAGTGTAGATAGTGTAACTGGGGTATCGTTTTCAGAAGATACAGTATTTACGCCGTATGCTGGTCTAACTGAAGCGCAAGTTATTGGCTGGGTGCAAGATACTATGGGCACAGAGCAGGTCACTGCCTACGAGGAAAACGTGTCGCAGCAGATTAACAACCAAATTGTACCGCCTGTGGTGACACCACCACTTCCTTGGGGTGTCTGATATGAGCCGCATTCTCTTGCTAGCGGCACTGCTGCTTTTAGCTGGGTGCCAAGACCGGTTCCGTTACGATTGCCAAGACCCTGACAACTGGGAGGTCGAAGAGTGCAAGAAACCCAAGTGCATAGCATCTGGGTACTGCACCGAGTACCTTGTGACAACAGGCGAGGATAAGCATGAAGCCGACTAGGGAATGGTCACCAGAAGAACTTCTTCGCTTCATCGTCGGTATTGTGCTATCGGTGACGCTTACGTTTATTGTGGCAACTGTGCTATATTCGTTGGTGTTTGTATCGCAGCCGATGGATGGACAGGCCCCAAATGACGCAGAGTTTTTTAAGCTAATTAACCCTATTGCGACATTTATCGTGGGTGCGTTAGCAGGACTTATGGCAGGACAGGGCAGTGGCCCTATACAGGAAAAGAAAAAGGACGAAGACGATGAGCTTTTGGGATAGGTTTGAAAGCAGCCGGGACGGCATCGAAGACACCGTTGAGTTTACAATTCGCACTGCTGTTGTGACGCTAGCTTGCGTCGTGCTTGTTGTTGTAGCTGCTCTGGTTATTGGCCTATTTGTGCCCGATAACGTCGTAGACAGCGATAAGGTGTTCGAGATTGTCGGCCCTGCCTTTAACATGGTAATCGGTGCATTCGTTGGCCTACTAGGTGGCCTTAGCATCAACGCTAATGCCCGTGATAAGGAAGCCGAAGAGCCATCACCACTGCCACCAGCGCACGAACCTCCACTTGATCTTACGCCTGCGATGGAAGTGGAAGCGCCAAAGGCATACAACGACCCGAACGGCACAGTCTTTATTGACGAGCCTGAAGAGGATGAAGATGACGATGATCTCGCTCCTTGGGAAAAGTACCGCAATGACCTGCGCTACGATGCTAACGGCGACGGCGTGGTCAATGAAGATGATTTCCCCGACTGGCGCAATCCGGCGGCGTAAATGGCAGGCGACCTCTCTACCGTTGAACTGATCGGCCAGCTTTGGCCCATCGTATTGGCGTTTATTTCGCTGACCATCATCCTTGCCAAAATGGATGTGCGCCTTGGCGTAGCGGAAGAGAAGATCAAAACGCTGTTTGAACTTTGGAACAAGGATAAAGACAAGTGAGCTTAGTTAACCTTCAGAAGAAGATTGGGGTGACCGCAGATGGTGCATTTGGTCCGGGTACGTATAAGAAAGCTGCGGCTTTTTATAAATTATCATCTGCTCGCGCTGCGCATTTCTTTGCTCAAACGGCGCATGAAAGCGGCGGCTTCAAAGCGTTCAGCGAGAACCTGAACTATGGTGCAAAGGGTCTACGCGGTATTTTCGGCAAGTACTTCCCGACTGATGCGCTGGCTCGTACCTACGAGCGTAAGCCAGAGAAGATTGCCAATCGTGTCTATGCAAATCGCATGGGCAACGGACCTGAAAGCTCAGGCGACGGATGGAAATACCGAGGACGCGGCGCACTCCAGTTAACTGGCAAGGACAATTACCGAGCCTTCGCTAACTACATCAACCGCCCAGATGTGATGGATAACCCAGACCTTGTGGCTGGTGAACTCTGCTTTGAGAGCGCCTTGTGGTTCTTTGACCGGAACAAGCTATGGTCGATCTGTGACCAAGGAGTTGGCGATGCTGCAATCCTCGCACTGACAAAGCGGATCAATGGTGGTACACATGGCCTCGAAGACCGCAAGGTAAAGACGAAGAAGTATGCAACATGGCTTTAATTCCTAACCCAGTAATGCTCTACGCATTGGGCGGTGCGCTTATTATTGGTGCAGCCTCTGGGTACAAAGTCCGCGATTGGCAGTGTGATGCAGCATATGCAAAGGCGCTGGAGAAGGCTGAGAAGCTACGTGTCAAAAAACAAGAGGTAGTAGATAATGTTTCGCAAACCTATGAAGTCGAACGAGATAAAGCCGATGGGGTGGCAACCGAAAGAACCTATACCATACGCGAGATATATAAAACGACTCCTGCCGTTTCTCCTGATTGTACTGCTCCTGATGCTGTGCGCAGGCTGCTCGAAAGCAGTGTCCGTGACGCCAATGCCGCTGCCACCGGCAAACCTAGCGTCGAAGTGCCCGATAGTTCCAGACCCACCAACATATTTAATCGACCCTGAGCGGGCGCTTTGGGAAGCTGATATCATTGCAAAGTATACAGACTGCAGTGTAAAACATCGCTTGACAGTCCAAGCATGGGTAGATGCAGTAGCTGTAAAATAACTTAAGTAGAAGGAGGGCTATACATGTTTGGTTTTACCTCCTTCGCGGCTGCACCATTTGCTGCTACTGGGGTTAGCGCTAGCCCTAACGTCAGCGTAAGTGTAACTAGCGTTTCAGCCACTGGGTCCCTTGGTACAGCAAATGTAGCTGGTCTTGCTAATGTAGCCCTCACAGGTGTTTCCGCTACTGGCTCTATCGGCACAGCAAATGTAACTGCGCCTATTAATGTAACCCTAACGGGTGTTTCAGCTACCGGCTCCCTTGGTACAGTTATTGTAGCTGGTCTTGCTAATGTAGCCCTCACAGGTGTTTCCGCTACTGGCTCTCTTGGTACAGTAACAGTTGCCCTTAGCACAAGTTTTGCCCTTACTGGCGTCTCAGCTTCTGGGTCTGTTGGTACAGTTAATGTAGCAGGTAAAGCAAATACTACTCTCACGGGTGTTTCTGCCACTGGCTCTCTCGGTACCGTACAAACTCAATCTGGCTACTACGTTACTGGTGTATCTGCCTCTGGATTTATTGGCACTACTAGCGTAAGGGGTGGAGCAAAGGTATTCCCCATTGGGGTTTCGGCTGTTGGTAGTATTGGGTCCGTGCTTATTTGGGGTCAAATTAATGATAACCAAACACCTAACTGGGTACCTGTCAATGATAGCCAGACGGGAACATGGGTACAAGTTAACGATGGGAACACAGTGACTTGGGTGCAAATCCCAATATAAGGAACGAAGATGGCAAGTACGTACAGCAACCTTAAAATCCAGTTGATGACCACTGGCGAGAACGCCACCACATGGGGTAACGTCACGAACGTCAACCTCGGCACTGCTCTTGAAGAAGCTATTGCTGGATCGGCTGATGTTGCCTTTTCTAGCGCCAACGTCACGCTCACACTGACGGATACCAACGCTACGCAGACTGCGCGTAACATGCGCTTGAACCTCACTGGCACTGCTACTGCGGGCTTTAACCTTGTCGTCCCTGCTATCGAAAAAGCATATATCATCAACAACGCCACTGACGGCACGATCACGGTAAAGAATGCCACGGGTACAGGTATCGCCGTCCCTACAGGTAAGACCGTATGGGTTTACAACACTGGCGTTAACGTCGTTGATGCGACTACTCACCTTACATCGCTGACACTCGGCACGTTTCTCCCGATTACTTCTGGCGGTACTGGCGGTAATACCGCCGCCGCTGCGCGTACTGCTCTTGGTGTCCCAGCTAACGATGGTACGGGTGCAACAGGAACTTGGGCTATTGGTATCAGCGGCACAGCCGCAAACGCAACTAACGCTACGAACGCGACTACGGCTACAAACGCTACTAACTTTGTGTCTGCAAACTTCACGATGACGCAGAGCGGCACGGACTTGCTTTTCAAATATAACGGTACCAACATTGCCAAGCTAAGCAGTGCAGGTGCATTTACAGCGATTAACAACGTCACAGGCTACGGGAGCGTCTAATGGCTATACCGTCAAGTGGGGCTATAAGTCTGTCAACCATCCAGACTGAGTTTGGTGGCAGCAACCCTATATCTTTGAGCGAGTATTACGCTGGCGGAGCCTACGTTCCCGCAGGGACGACGGGCACTTATGGTGCTGTGCCATCGTCTGGTGAGATAAGCATCCGGAACTTCTACGGTACAACGGCGTTCACAGCGGTCTTTAATAACGCACAGAATATCGACCTAAGCGACCGAGGTGGAAGTGGGGTTGTTTATCAAGCAACTTACACTGTTAACACAGCAGCTACTTGTACAAAGTTTGGTGCGCAATTTGGTCTCGATACCTCCCTTGGCCCTACGGCTTGGGGTACCCCGACTGGCGGAACACCGGGTAATGGATATGAAACACGACTCAATGTTACTCTAGTAGGGGCAGCTAGTGGTGGCTATGTAAAATTTGCCGGTGTAAACGTATCAGCTACTGGGTTTACTAGTTGGTATGCTCTGTCATCCAACCGTGCGATTGATGTAGTTAGCAGCACATCGGACCTGTCTTATATCGAAGGCACGTTATACATCCGGAATACATCGACCTTGGTCGAAATTAGCAGACCCTTTGCAGTTTATGCAGACCCGACATTCTAAGGAGTAATAGATGCCATTCATCAAGCTCCAGTTTAAACCCGGTGTGAACCGCGACCAGACCGATTACTCCAACGAGGGCGGCTGGTATGAGTGCGACAAAATCAGGTTTCGCTCAGGTTATCCGGAGAAGATTGGCGGCTGGGTAAAGTCCTCCCCCACTGCGTTTGTCGGTGTGTGTCGCCAAATGTGGAACTGGATTACATCCTACTCAGATGACTTCCTTGCCCTCGGTACGAACGAGCGCGTCTATATAGAAGCAGGTGGCGTGTACTACGACATCACCCCTTTTGACGCGGCGCTGGCTGGATCGAACACATTTGCGGTAATTAATACCCAGAAGCTCGTCACGGTAACCACAACGACTACCCTGCCTTCATGGCTCGATACCGGTGAAACTGTTCTTATTGCTGGTTTTGCCTCAGCACTTGGCGGTATACCCATCAGTGAACTTAATGGTGACCGCACGATAACCAAGACGGGAGCCAACAGCTTTACGTTCGCTACAACTACGGCAGCAACATCTAATGCCTCCGTAAGTGGCGCAGGCTATACTGTGCAGGCTGAAATTGAACCCGGTTACGCTATTGCAACCGCTGGCTACGGTTGGGGTGTCGGCACATGGGGGCGTGATGCTTGGGGTACTGGTACTACTGGTGCGCCTATTAACCTACCGCAGCGCGACTGGTGGTTCGACAACTTCGACAACGACCTTGTGATGAATATCCGCAACGGTCCGGGCTACTGGTGGTATCGCCAAGCTTCTACTGATCCTGCACCATCCTTGGCTGCACATGCTATAACCCTACAAGCTTATGCGACAGCCGAAAGCAAGGACCCCAACGCTGTACCGTCGAAGATTATGCAGTTGCTGGTATCACAACAGGACAAACACCTAATCGCTCTGGGGGCTGTACCTTATGGGTCTACAAGCACTACGGACTTTGACCCACTGCTTATCCGTTGGGCGTCTCAGGATAGCCCCGGTGACTGGACCCCATCATCTACTTCTTCAGCAGGTGACCTTCGCGTTTCCCGTGGGTCGCGCATCATCCGTGGCTTACCAACACGCCAAGAAATCCTAATCTGGACTGATACACATCTATACACACTTCAGTATCTCGGCACTGCGGATGTATTCGGGCTTCAGGAATACGCAGACAATATCTCCGTCGCTTCACCGCGCTGCATGGTATCTGCTTCCAACGTCGTTTACTGGATGGGGCAGGACAAGTTCTATGCCTATACTGGCCGCGTTGAGACGCTACCTTGCACACTGCGTAACCATGTATTTGCAAACATTAACTTCGATCAATCCGACCAGATTGTCTGCGGAACCAATGAGCAATGGAACGAAGTCTGGTGGTTTTACCCTACGGCTGACAGCGACTACAACAACGCCTACGTCATTTACAACCACCTAGAGCAAATCTGGTACTATGGCAGCATTGACCGTACGGCATGGCTTGACACTCCGTTGCGCCATTTCCCGCAGGCTGCAAATACTCCGGTTGTTAATGGCGTTGCCGGTTCGGGCTATGTATATTCCCATGAAGATGGGGTGAACGACGACGCTATTGCAATGGATAGCTACATCCAGTCGTCGCCCTTTGACCTTGGTGATGGTGATAACTTCATGCTGATCCGCCGAATTATCCCTGACGTTACTTTTAATACTTCTACTGCCTCATCTCCTGAAGCTACGTTGACCATAATCCCGAAGAATTTTCCCGGTGGTTCGTCTCAGTCCGACGCTGCGGATAGTCAACGTGTGATCCAGACTACGGCTAACCAGTATACCGATCAGGTCTTCATGCGTGCCCGTGCGCGTCAGATGGCATTTAAAATTCGGTCAACAAACCTTGGGGTTCAGTGGCAACTGGGTGCGCCGCGTCTCGATGCTCGTCAGGATGGTTCCCGCTAATGGCAATGGACAAATTCAAATTTCCGCCACTGCCCAACTCACCACCAAAGTGGGATGCGCAATACATGCGGCAGGTGCTGCGCGTGCTAGAAAACTACTTCTCGCAGCTTGACTCACGAACGCCAAACAACGCTGAGAAGTATACGGCTGATACTTTTAATGGTATATTAGCCACAAAGAACGTAACCACAGCAGAGAAAAATGCCTTGACACCGGCAGCGGGTTGGGTTGTTTTTGATACCACTCTGGGCAAACTTTGTGTATACAACGGGTCTGCTTGGCAGACTGTGACTTCGACCTAGGAAATATTGATGGACTACAGCGCAGCCTCACCTATGGGTGGTCTCCCACATCTAGGGACTCCTATACCCCGTAACACCGGTGGCATCCCTATGCATGGTGGGCTTGACGTAGCTCAAAACCCTATGGCGCAGCAGCTTCAGTCGCAAGGTCGCGGTGAAGACTCTATGCTTGTTCACATGACGCCAAACGAGGTTAACAGCCTTCAGGGTCTGGCTATGGCGCATGGTGGGTCGCTCACAATTAACCCGCATACAGGTCTACCTGAAGCTGGGTTCCTTAAGAAACTACTACCTACGCTGTTAGGGATTGGCCTTAACTTTATTCCCGGCATCGGCCCGCTTGCGGCTGCGGGTCTCGTCGCTGCTGGCTCCGTTGCTAAAACAGGTAGCCTTAAGAAAGGTCTGATGGCCGGTCTCCAAGCATATGGTGGTGCTTCACTTGCTGGCGGTCTATTTGCCAATGCTACAGGTACGGTTGCCAATGCAGCTACTAACGCGGCGACTAACGCGGCGACTACTGCTGGCGCGACTACACTTCCTTCTGCTGCCACTGCCGGTCTAAGTGGTGCAGGTAATGTGATGAACGTAGCAGGCGGAACACTTGCTAACGCTGCCGCGCCTACAGCTATGACCCTAGGGAATGCAGGTGCTAATGCCATGACCCTAGCAGGTTCAGGTTCCGGCCTTGCTGGTGCGGTTGCACCTGCTACTCTTACAGCGGCTAAAACTGGTCTTCCGGGTCTCATGCAGAACTTCGGTAACGCTGCCAAGGCAGGTCTACCTTCTGGTACCCCGGGCTTTATTGTTAACGCCGCGCCTAAACTTGCTGGTATGGGTCTTATGCAGGGTGTTAGTGGCGCGATGACCCCATCGGGTGGCGGAGTAGCAGGTCCAGATGGCCGGATTGATAACTCATTCCAAGGACCGTACTTTGCACAAGACCGTAAGCAAATCATGGACCCAGAGGGTCCGCTCTCGTCGAAGCAGCGCCGGTTCTTCGAGGTGGATATGCCTGAAATCTATAACACTATGGGTCAGGTCGTGCAGCCCGGTTCGCACACCGCCAAAGGTACGCAGATTATGCAGCCAGTGCTTAGGGCACCGGAAAAGAAGAGGGGCTTCTTCAGCCTTTCGTCCAAAAATAAAACGCCCAACAATAACATGTACGACTTTGCGCCTGTCACATATATGGGCGGGGTTGACCCAGAGGAAGAAGGTTACGCCCATGGTGGCGAGGTCCAGTTGTCCGATGGAGCCTTTGTGCTCGACGCCCGCACGGTATCTGAGATTGGTAACGGCAGTAGTAATGCTGGCATGGATGCCCTTCGCCGCATGGGTGGTCAGCCAGTGCAAGGTCCGGGTGATGGCGTAAGTGATAGTGTACCTGCCCGCATCGGTCGCAGCCAGCCAGCCCGTGTTGCTCGGGACGAAGTAATTATGCCCGCGAATGTGGTCCGCCGCATTGGTAAAGGTAGCCCCCAGCGGGGTGCAGATAAGCTATACGCTCTTATGGATAAGGCGCATAAGGCACGGAAGAAGGCAGGGCGTGGTCACGACACCAAGTTAGCCCGTGGGTTAGGATGATTTATAATGGCCGCTAAAGTTACTACACAGAATGTTGTCAACACCACATCGAACATCGGTGCGGCTCAGCAACCGTATTATAACAACGCTATGCAGCGGGCTAACGCCCTGCTCACTACTCAAACCCCTATCTATGACCGTGATCGTCTTGAAGGGTTTACCCAGCAGCAGCAGAACCTACAAAAAGAAGTCGCTGGGATGAAAACACCGGGCCAGTTTGGTCAGGCTACGAACTTTGCAAACCAAGCTGGGGTTGCTGCGCTTAATGCTGGCAACTACGACCCTACGCAATTTAATGCGCAGCAGGTCCAAAACCAAAACCTTAACATGTACCAGATGGACCCTGCGCAGCAGTTTGGGAACGAACAAGCTCAGCAGTATATGTCGCCTTACGTCCAGAACGTACTGGATGTCCAGAAGCGCAAAGCCCAAGAAGATGCTCAGCAATCACAGTTGATGCAGAATTTAGGTGCGGCGCGTCAGGGTACTTATGGCGGTAGCCGCCAGCTTCTCGCTGGTCTTACTCGTGAGCGTGACCTTGGTCGTCAGATGGGTGACATCCAAGCTACAGGTATGCAGTCTGCATATGAGAACGCACAGAAGCAGTTCGAGAGTGACCGTAACGCAGCCTACAACGTCAACAATGCTAACCTCGGTGCGAGACTGGGTGTGCAGGAGTTGGGGGCTAAGAACAATCTTCAGGCGGCTTTGGCTAACCAGCAGTACGACTTCGAAGCGCAGAAAGCCGGAGAGGCGTCTCGCCAGTTTGGTGCAACGCAGGGGCTTCAGGGTGCTCAAACTGCGGGGCAGATGGCTCAGACGCTTGCCAACATTGGCCAGACACAGCAGAACGCAGATGCTCAGCGTCTTGGGATGCAGCAGTCAACGGCTGCACAGGAGCAGGCATATGGTCAGCAGATGCGCGACCTCGACTATGCAGACTTCCAGAAGGCATCTAACGATCCATATACTAAACTTCAGCAGTACATGGGCCTCATGAGTGGTGTGCCTCAGAATATGAGCACTACACAAACAACAAGTGCACCATCACCGGGCCTTGCACAACAGCTTGCAGGTGCTGGCTTAGGCGCATATAGCACGTACAAGATGTTTAGTGGGGGTTAATAAAGATGTCTCAACCGTTCATGATTCGACCCCCTCTGGAACTACTTCTTGCTTACGGGAATGACTTACCTGCCATGGCGGAGGCTTCTGCTAAGGGGCGTATGTCTCCTTTGGAACTTACCCTAGCGGCCCTGAAGAAGCAGCAGATGGACGAAGCGGGACAAAGTGCGCAGGCTCCTACGCAGACTGTAGCCGAGAAACTTTTAAATCCTCAAGCCCCTCCCCCTCCTATGGGTGGGATTGGTGCGCCTTCCCCGATGCCACAGCAGGGTATGCCCGCTGGTCTTGGTGCTACGCCGGAAGCTGCGCAGGCTCCTATGCCCGAAATGGGTGCACCTGAAATGCCTATGGAAGAGGCGCCGATGGGTATGGCTGCTGGTGGTCTTACTACACTCCCTCTGCCCGACACTATGTTTGATGAGCCTAACAACGGCAGCTATGCTGGCGGGGGTATCGTTGCGTTTGCTGGTGGTGGTTACGGTAAGTATTTTGAAGATGTGGCTACTAAGGCTGTTCCCGGTCTCGGAGTCACAAGCCGTCAGCGTAGCGATGCGGAAAACACCGCAGCGGGTGGCGTATCTAATAGCTTTCATAAAACAGATAATGCCCGTGACTTTGTGCCACCTAAGGGTATGAGCATGGCTGCGTTCCATCAGAAACTTAAGGGTGAGTTTGGTTCGCAGTATGACGTCATCAACGAAGGTGACCATGTGCATGTCGAACCGGGTCCGGGTCTGGCTAAGTCTGGTAGTCAAGGGCTTCTTAACCCTTCACAGGCGGCTAATCCACGTACCCCTACAGATGCACCGGGCGGTAGTCTTGCAGATCAGATGATGCCTGCGTTTGAACGTGCTGGTGAGTTCTACGATAAGTTTATGCCTAAGCCTAAGACTGAGGCTCGGGACAAGCTGAAGGCGCATGTCGAAGAAGGCATGTCGGAAGAAAGCCAGAAGAAGCAGAAGAACTACGATAAATGGTCTGCACTTGCTGAAGCTGGCTGGGCCATCGCTGGCTCTAACTCACCTAACTTCTTTCAGGCTGTTGCTGAAGGCGGAAAAGTTGCCACTGCGAGTGGCAAAAAGGCTAAGGAAGAACGCGAAGCTCGCTTTGAAAAATATCTCAGCCAGTATGCGGAGATTGAAGGCATCGAGAACAACGAAGCACGCCAACGCGTAGCTTTCATGCTCGACTTTGGTAAGACAGAACTTGATCTCACCTATAAGGATATGTCACGCACCGACAGCTGGCGACAAGCGCTGATGCAGAACGAGACCACAAAGGCAGGTCAGAACCTTAATTACAACGCTAATATCTACAGCACCAATAAGAATTTTCAGGCATCCGTACTTGGAGACGCAGCAAAAGCGGCTCAGCTTGAAGAAGGTCGCATCAACGACGCTGTTAAGTTAGCATCAGCGGATGTCCAACAAGACATGAAGTATCGTAACGGGACTCCTGCTGAAAAAGATGCGATTTTTAAAGCTCGTGTCCAAGCAATCCTTGCGGCGATGCCAAGTTCAGGTAGTGGTGGGACTGGCAGCGCTTCTACTGCGCCGTGGGATCGTAATTACGGGGGACAATAATGCCGGTACCTAATGTTGGCGCAGTCGTCGATGGATATCGGTTTAAAGGTGGGAACCCGAACGACCAAAAGAACTGGGAGCTTGCTCCCATAGCTGTGCCAAAACCCGGTACGGTTTCGGGTGGGTATGTCTTCAAAGGCGGTAACCCAAACGAGCAAAAGAACTGGAAGCCTGTAGAGGCTCCTCCCGCCCCCGAAGAGAAGCAAAAGCAGAAGTTCGCCCCTAGCCCGATTGAGGAAATTCCAGTCGTTGGCGGTGTTTTGTCTAGTATCACAGACGTTCCACTCGGGGTTATGGGTGGGGTAGCCACCATAGGTAAGACTTTCACTGACCTTTTCGGTGCGGACAATGCAGCGTCCGATGCCTTGGAAAGCTTTGGTAAAGGCACTAATGACTTACTCTCTGCGGAAGCCCGTGAAGATTTCGCTAAAGACGCAGAAGAAATGGCTAAAGCTGAAGGCTTCTGGGAAGGTGCTGGCGCTGCCGGTAAAGCATTCTTGCGGCACCCTATTGACACTACGGCTAACCTATTAGGCACTGCTGCCCCAGCAGCTATCGCTGCCGCTGGTGCTACTCTCGCTGCGCCTTTCACTGGTGGCGCTAGTTATATACCCCTACTCGCCGCAGCGGGCGTAGGTACAGCTTCAGGCGTCGGTATGATTAAGGGCGACATCTACGATGCTACGCTCGCCCGCGCCAAGCAGTCAGGTCTATCCGATGCACAAGCAGAAAAGATTGCGGAAGAAGCGCAGGCTTACGGTGGTGAAAATACAGATATGATCGCCCTTGGCGGCGTTATTGGTGGTGCTGCAAGTGCAACGGGTGCTGGCCCTCTACTTGGTAAAATGATTGCTAGTAGGGTTCTCGGGGACGTAACCAAACAGATTACGACCCGCACTGCTAAAGCTGCTGCTGCGGCTGCTGCCGCCCGCGCTACTGGTGCCGACGTAGCTGAAGCGGTTGCGGAAGCCGGTGGTAAAGGTCTTATCCGTCGCGGCGTAGAAGGTGCACTTGTTGAGGGTATTCCTGAAGGTGTTCAAGCTGGGCAAGAGGCGCTGGCCGAGAACCTTGCCCAAACCCGCGCTGGTTTCCCAACTGATCTAATGAAGGGCGTGCTCTCACGCGCCGCTTATGAAGGCACACTTGGCGGTATCCTTGGTGGTGGCCTAAATGTCGCAGCTGGTCGCGGGGAAATCACAGACAAGCGCCAAGAGCAAATTGACGATGAAGAACGCCGCGCCGCTGCGCTTGAAGCGGATATGCTCCGTGTTGGTCCCGGTGGTGTAGGTAAAGCCTACGAAGAAGCTTTCACACGGTACAAATCCGAAGGTAAGTCGGAAGCTGAGGCTAACGCAAAAGCGCGCCAAGATGTCAGCAACTATATGGCTAAGCTAAGGAGCGAAGATGAGTCAGTCACTGATGATACAACTGACGCCGGAGGAACTGAGCCAAGCGTTCCTAGTGGTGATGGGGTACGACCCGCTGGTATGGCCGGAAGCGCTGGGGAAACTGACACTGGATCAGTGGGAACTGGTGGAGATACTGTTGGAACAGATACTGGAGCGGAAGGACAACAGCAGCGTACATTAGACGAAGCCAAGCAAGCCCTTACCAACAAGAAGGTGCCGCTGAAGGAACGAGTTAGCGCAGCTACCCAGCTACTGAACGACACGATACTTAACAACGAGTCTATCTACGTCAACGATATTGACCAAAAGCAGTTCAATCAGGCTAAGCAGCAGCTTGCAAATGGTAAGTATGACGGTGACCCCGTGGCTGCGCTGGAAGCGGTTACTGGTAAGTCGTTCACCGCTCCGACCCCGACCCCTACCGCAGCGCCAGCAGGACCCACCCTCGATGAGGCGGCTAAAGCTCCGGTTACTGAAGCTATCAAAGCTGCTACGCAGCCTAACCCTGCCAGTGTGGTTCCGGGCATCGCAGAGACTGCGGCTAAGGACTTGGGTATTGCCCCCGAGGCTGCGCCTACATCTGCTGCGGCGATGCCCTTAACAGAAGAATCAGTAGCGGCTCAGCCTACACCTACTGTAGCAGACATTACACCTGAAGACGTCGCACTAGCTCCTGCGCCTGAGATGGCGGCTGAAGAAGTTGTGGCTGAAGAACCTGCACCTACACCCTACCGCCCAGACAGGCGTGAACCTGCTGTGGTTTGGGATAACTTCGAAAAAGCGTTTGCAGGACAGAAATTCCCGGATGTGTCGTGGGCACTGGGTTCTGATTGGGGCATGGGGACAAGCACACCCGACCCAGCATCCTACCGTCGTGTAGCCGAAGAGCGCATGACGCGGTTGTATGGCCCTAAGCCCGAAGCTGCACCTGCACAGGAAAATGTACAAGGTTATGTTGATACACGGCGACAAGAACTAGCGGCACAAGAGGCTGCGGATGCTGAAGCCGAGGCTAACCTGCGGCGGGAAATCGAAGCTCGTAAGCAAAGGGAAGCTGCACCCGTTGAGGTCACACCCGAGGAAGACCTCGAAGAAGCGCCTGAAGACAAAGCTGAGCGTGTGATGGGGGAAATTGAAGAAGCTTTTGAGGGCGTTCCTGAGATGGGAATTGAGCCTTTCATCAGCGAGAAAACTTACAATAGGGTTAAGTTTGAGCTTCAAACAAAGCGCCGTACGATTGATGAAGTCGATGCCGAGCTTAAAGCCGCTAGGGAACGTCACGAAAAGAAGCAAAGATATCAAGCTAGCCGCAGTGGTAAAGCTGCTGAAGGTATGGCTGCTACTGACCTTATAGAGCACATCAAGGACCTCACAAAGAACTGGCGTGCTAAGATTGGCATCAAGGTTATTGGTACGATTGCTGAGCTTCCGGATACGCTGCGCAGGGCTGTTACGCGTGATGGCATGGAACGCGTCCCTGCTTTTGTGGCTCCGGATGGCACAATTTATTTTGTCGCCAGTAACATTGACACGTTTGAAGAAGCTAGCTCGGCTGTCTACCATGAGGCACTTGGGCACCTTGGCTTGCGTGCGCTTTTCAACACCCGCTTGGACGCAGTACTTGCCCAGCTTTATAAGGGTAGCAAGAAGCTGCGTGAGCAGGCTGACCAGTGGAGTTTTGATAATCCCGGTGTCTACGCTAACGACAGCAACCCTAACTTACGTGCATTGGAAGAAGTGCTTGCGGAGGAGTCAGAAGCTGGCCGCGTAGATGCGTCTGTCTGGGCTAAGATTTCTGCCGTCATCAAGGACTTCGGTCGCCGCATTGGTTTGAAGCTGGACTATAGTGACGCCGAAGTGCGTTCCATTCTGGCTATGGCACACGACCAAGTCATCGACGGCAACCGCGAAAGCACCATCATCAAAGGCCTGCGCTACATGGTCAATGGCTGGCATGGTGGCCCGCACGACTTTGATAAGTTCGATTCCAATGAAATCGGCAGTGGTGAAGGTGCGCAGGTCTATGGTTGGGGTCTGTACTTCGCAGACAAACGGGGAATTGCAGAACACTATAGGAAGGCGTTGTCCAAGCACAAGATTACCGTAAATGGCAAAGACGTCCTTACATGGGCAATGGAGAACCTTGATCCTAAAGTTACTCCGTATGGGCAGGCTTTGAAAAACATCGAGCGTTCGATTGGGCATCTACCAAGGGGTGAAGAGTTAGAGGTGTATATTGAAACCACTAACGACATGATTAAAGACGATCTTGATTACCTTGATAGAGAGTCAGACTCGGAAACGATTAAATTAGTTGAGCGTAATGTTGCGCGTCTGAGGCGCGAAGTAGCCGTTGCACAGCTTTTGATAGAGGCTGGCGCTAAAGTCATTCAAGGCGGCAAACTATATGAAGTTAGGTTAACCCCTGAGGATAATCAGTTCCTATTATGGGACGAACCTATTTCCAAACAGTCAGATATAGTGAAGGCAGCATTTACCAAACTCGGACTTGATATAGACGGAGTTAGCGAGTTAGAGGCTATAGACGCAGAGATAGAAGCGCTGCGGGGAGAATATTATCCCCTGATGGAAGAATCTTCTCGTCTGGAATATTTAGCCGAGAATAAACAGTATGGTGAGGAAAGCCAAAGAACGCTAGCCCAAGCGCAAGCGCTCCTTGACCAAGCAAAACCGTTGGCCAGCAAAATTACAAAGTTGATGGTTAGGCGCAGCAAAATGGAGCGGACAACACCAAGCGATGGTGAAGATGCCTATCGCATACTTGCCCGCGAGTACCGTTCGCCTAAAGATGCTTCCCTAGCGCTGCTTGATGCCGGTGTGCGCGGTACTAAGTATCTAGATGGCAATTCACGGTCCCCGTACCGGATAAGGCCGTCATTTAACTACGTAATCTACGACGATGCCGACGTTGAGATCATCAACAAGTACATGGCTAGCAAAGCTAAGGGCAAAGCTAAACCTGCGGCTGCGCCTAAGGTAAACCAACGGCAAATGGCTGGGGTACGGCGTCTTGAAAGAAATTTAGCATCCAGCCAAGACGCTGCTCAAAACAATACCGATACTTGGACTATGTTTTTCAAGTCACGGAGTATTAAGGGCAAGCTTGATGTTCTGGACTCCGCGTGGAAAGATATGTCAGACAAGCGGCGTCGGTTTGTTCTGGGCTACCTTACGTACAGCCGGGACCTCATCCGCATAATCAACAAGCTGTCACCGCCTGTTGCGCGCAAACTTAACCGCATCAACGAGCTTCTCGGCAGGATGGACGGCTACCGTAACGGGATGCTTAAGGACCTTGCTTATAACGCTAAACGCTACGAGAAGTTCGCTGCCAAATACAGCGAAGGCGCTGAGCTACTGGCTAATTTGATTAACGGTTCTACCCTATTAGGAGTGGAGTCGCGTCACCCGTCACTTGCAGCAGCCATGGCTGCGGATAACACGCTTGCTGAACTGGTTAAGAGCGGTGCGGGTAAAGATGCCTTGGGTAACCGCAAAAACCAAATCAAATACATATACGATATGCGCGAAGCGCTTGCCGCCCCAGAGATGGGCAATGGTGAAGGGCAGCTAATCTATGATATGGTAATGGGTGGCTACAAGACTTCGTTTGAGAATGAATATAACGCTCAGGTATCCAGCGTGCGTAAGTCTGGCCTGCCTGCGGATCGTATCCAGCAAACTGTTGACCTACTCGATAAGCTGTACGAAGCAGCCAAGAAGAACGCCCCTTATGCTACTTTGTTCCGTACAGGGGATTATTGGGTACGCGTCGGTAAGGGTAAGAACCGCGATGTAAAACGGTACAACAACGGGACGGCTTACCAGCAAGCTATCAAAGAAGGTATCAAAAAGCTGCAAGATGCGGGCGATACCCGCAGTGCCTCAGAAATCAAGGCCGACGAAAAGGTCTTTAACTTCGGCCAAGATATTGATGGCTTAGAAGCTGATTTCTTGCGTGCTGAACCTTCTGACGTCCTTAAGAATGTACTGCTAGAAATCGACAAGGGTGGCATGGGCGATGTCCGGGCCATTAAGGATATGATCTTCCAGCTTTATGCTGCATCGCTCCCTAAGGGTTCTAACCTTGAGCGATATCAACACCGCGAAGGTGTTGCCGGTTTCTCGGCGGATACGCTACGTGCGTATGTCGACTCCCAGATGTCGACGGCTAACCGCCTAACACACTTGCAGTACTCATCAAAAATCCGCCAGACCCTCGGTGAGGCATATGGCCTCATGGCTGGAAACCCGAACCGCGATCAACTCCAACCGTTTATTGACGAGATGGCTATCCGCGTAGCTGAAACCTTCAGCCCGAATACGAGTTCGCTCGACACGATGGCACGTTTGGCGAATAAGGCGACGTTCTTCTACCTACTGACGTCCATCAAATCTGTGATAGCACAGTTCTTCCAGCTTCCTACCGTGGCAATGCCAGCTCTCGGCGCACGTTATGGTACGGTGCAGACTGCGGCTGTGGCTGCGCGGTATATCGCAACCTTAGGTAATAAGTTTGGTACAGCTAAGGTAGATGAAACCGGCACCCTTGTTACCAACTGGGGCCAACCCACCATGGGTGACAGCAAATACATCAACAACAACAAAGACCCTGAACTAGGCAAAGCGTTAAAGTTTGCTTGGGAGTATGGACGCAAGCGCGCCATTGTGGATTCTACCTTTACTGGTGACGTACTGGAGCGAAAAGCCGGACCAAGTGCGCAGTTCCAAGGGCGTCCTGCAAAAATGGGTAAGTGGGTCTTTGATTTCTTCGCTGGTGGTATTCACCATGCGGAACGCATTTCACGTGAAATCGCGTATATGTCGGCGTTCGAGTTAGATTACGCTAAGCGCATCAAAGATGGCATGGACCCTAAGACCGCCATGGAGATTGCTGCGGATACTGCTGCTGACCTGACGCTCGAAACTATGTTCGACTACGCTGAAAGCAGTAAGCCTCGCGCTATGAAGGGGCCAATTGGCCGCGTTGCGCTACAGTTCTACTCGTTCCCTATCCAGATTGCGTCGTTCCTTACCCGTAGTTTTTTAAACACAGTGACACTACTCCCCAATGCAGAGCGTAAGGTTGCGGCTAAGCAGTTCTTCGGTACCCTCGGTATGACATGGATGATTGCCGGTAGTGTAAATATGCCCGGTTACAGCTTCATGATGGGGCTTATGACCTCACTTCTTGCAGCGGCTGGCCTTGGCGATGCCGAAGACGATGATGATAACAATCCACTTACAGCACGTAATCTTGATTTGTGGTTCCGTGAGAAGTTTTTACCTGAGTACTTTGGCCCTGACAGCGACCTAGCTAACGACTTGGGTCTTGACGACGAACAGGCAAAACTACTTACGCGTGCGGTTAAGATGGGTCCTGTCTCTGCTGTTACAAACATGAACATCGGCTCATCGGTCGGCCTTGATGGGTTGTTCTTCCGTGACGACACGCCGGTTGATAGCAACGAGGAAGCCTTACGGTCCTTGGCATATACCTTAGCGTTCGGTGCGACAGGCTCAGTGGTGCGCAACCTAGTTCGCGGCGCGGACTATGCAGCTAAGGGTGAAGGGTGGAGGGCTGCTGAAAACCTTGCGCCTGCACCGTTGCGTAACGCACTTATGGCGAAGCGGCTTGGGTCTGAAGGGTATATCACGCCTAATACGCAGGATGTTGTCGCTCCGGTGGAGGATTACACATGGGGTGTGCTTGTTGGGCAGAGTATTGGCTTTGGTCGTACCGATGTGTCTGACATCCAGAAAAGTAATATCCTCGCCAAGAAGACGGTCATTAAGATTGAGAAGGAACGCTCGGAGTACCTAGATAAGCTGGAAAAAGTGTATCGGGACGTCGACCTTAACCGTATCAGCGTTGAGGAGGGCGAGAAGAACGTCAACAAACTCTGGGATAAAATCTATGAGTGGAACGACAGCACCGCCCACATTACCCCGATATACCCCGAAAACTGGCAAGACAGCCTTAAGACCCGCGATAGGGATCGTGCTGGGTCTATGGAGGGTCTACGCGTATCGAAGGACTTTGATCCATACGTACGCAGCTTGCTGCAAAAGAACCGCTAAAATGAAAAAGGCCCCCACCGGAGAAGGGTGGGGGCCGAGTGATGCCTAACCGGAAGGAGCAGCTTCCGTCTCATGCCGTATCATATTGACCAAATACGTAAACCCCTAATTCCATCTACGACCACAATTTTTATCAATATCTTGATACGTAGCCGCTTGGTAACCACTAGGACTTGTGCTCTGGCACGTTTGGTGTCCAAGCAGGGGATGAAAATTGACGTCCCCTGCTTGAATGCTTTCCAGTTTACGTCGTAACTAACTCCCTGCACTTTCATCGTTTGCCTCGGCTGGTTCGGGAAGTAGGTTGCCCATGTCTAGGAAGCCACCTACAGATGTGTCGAAGAACAACGCCTGTACGCCAGTAGTGGTAACCTTCATACCCTTGGTCATCCTCTTGGTGTCGGAGCGCAAGAACACGCCTTCGTCCTTAAGCTTCTTCAGCGTTTCCTTGTAGTTGATCTGGTAGATAACGCAGTACTCTTTGAACTTCTTAGCCGTGATGAACATCAGCTTAGTGTCTGGCTCAAACCGAATTACCAATTCACCCTTTGGCTCCATACGGGGTATGGTTGGCATATTGCTGCGCTGGTCTACCACATCGTCAACGACGAGGATGTTCTGCATATAGCGGTTGATGAAGTCACCGATGATTTGTGCCGTGTTAGTGGCTGGTGCTTCGATTTCCTCACGTAGGCCCACGACCATGGAGCAAGCCCACTGGTACAGGCGGTTCATATCCCAGTCGATAAGGCCGAGCATCTTGGCTATGAAGCCAGCCGTAAGGTTACCCGCTACACCCGCAGACCAGAAGCGTTCCCGCTGTGTTAGCTGTAGTTCACGGTCCAAGCGCGCTTGGATTGCCATGCAAGCTTCCTCGGTTTCTTCCAAGTTCTCCAGCACGTACTTGATAAAGATAGGACCGGCGTGGCCATAGTTTTCCATCAACTGCTGGTCGAACATAGCCTTGCCAACATCCGTTGGGATCGCATCCGTGGGGTTGATACGGTACTCGATGAGGCGCATCATTTCCCCGTCAGGCGAGCCTTTGAGGTTGGTCAGCTTCTCGTAGAATGAAGCGTTGGACGAGCATAGCGAGATTGTCTGCCATGTCGTGTCGTTGATGCGGAGTTCGTTACCCCCAGCAGTCATACGCTCCTTGCCCTTACCTTGGGACATACCGTAAACCAGTTCGGAGAACTCTTCCGCTGGCATGTTGGTGATTTCGTCCACGCAGAATGGCAGGTTACGCATGATGGCCAGCCACTGCATCTTAGCGTTGAGCGTGTCCGACTTCTTAGCGATCAGTTCTGTTGGGTGTCCGTATACGCTCATAGCCATACGCAGGGCGGTGGTCTTACCCGTGCCGCTCTCAGGACTAACGAGGTTGATAGCCGCACCTGTCTGGCGCAAGAAGCGGAGCAGAGGCGCACCAAATGCGCTCAAAGCGGCGAATGCATGGCCTTCCATGCCGGGACGCCCGTAAAGTGCCCAGACTTCCTTCCACTTATCCAGTGAGCCTACCGGACCCATCTGCTTTGCCATGTTGGCTGTTACATTCGACGGAGGGCTGTAAAGCACCCCATCCTTACTGATCTCCTGATCTCCGATAACAAACTTGCTGTTGTTGTCAGCCCATCCAAATTGATTACGCATAATTTCCATTTTCCTTATATCTTGCATTTTGATTACCGACTTAAGGGTGTAGTCCATCAATATATCGAAGGTCTTACCCGCAGCGACGATGCTGTAGGTAGATATAGCCTTACGAAGCATATCTTTGGAGGTTACCTCATTGAGGGGAACCAAGAAGTCCTCGACACCATCCTGCGGTAGATGGCGACGGAAGACGATGATTTCACCGTTTTTCGCGTCCCGCATACGTTTTAAGGCATAAAAATCGTAAGGGTATACAAGGATAGGGTCTGCCTCGGTACCATCCTCCCCCTTTGCGCCTGTACGCCAGATACCCCCACCCTCACCGCGAAAATAAGGAAATGGGTACTTGGGTATTGTTAGCGTCTCTGACCTTGGCCCTTCTGGCGTATCCAGAACAATATCGACGAGGTCAGAGGTCGCTTCCTTGACAACTTTGCCAAGATACTTTGGCCCGAGGATTTGCCCCTTCCACTTACACCCTTGGCACAGCGCAGGGGTCTTACCTTCAAACTTGGCGCAGCTAGTTGCACCCCTGATGGTGGATACCTTAGCGTCCAGTAGGTCTGGGTCGTAGTCGGGATGCCCCTCGGACATCATATGAACTGCTTTGTCTGCGTCTTCGCACTGAGCAGCTACCGAGATGGCATGGAACCACTCGTAGTAGTCTATCGTGGCGCGGTTCGTGTAGGCATGAAGAAGCTGGTTGCAGCCGTCGCCCTTGGCACTACGCGTCATAATCTTGCTGAAGTTGAACTGTGTGCTGGCGCTCATGGCCTTACCAAGTTCGGTTGGCTCCCACTGCTTCTTAGGCGCAGCTTTCTTGACGCCCATAAGCTTAACGATCTCGTCAAAGCTAGTCGGCTCGGCGGGCCGCATTACCTCTACTGGCTTAGGTGTAGCGTCTTTATAGTTGTATGTCCCGGGTATCCTTAAGATACGTGACGCGTCGAACACGGCAGGGTCGACGTAAAAGTTATGGGTGTAGCATAGGTCACGTAGACGCTCAGCGGCAGGTTCCCATTCTTCGCGGGTCACATCTCGGTCAAGCGGCCAGTATGCGTGTATACCGCGTCCCGAACTCACGATGATTGGTTTGGGTAGACCGACAAGGTTACGGAACTCAAGCAGAGCTATGGCCCCATCACGCTGCGTAGCATACCCATCAGGGCGTCCGGTCTTGTCGCTTATAACCGCCTTGGCTTCACCGCAGTCAATGTCGAGCCACAAAGCACGAAGTGATAGTACGTTGTCTTTGGTGCGGCCTGCGTCCGTCTTAAACTTAGCCACCCCGAAGAACACATTGCATTCTTGGGCTAGGTACTGGGCAGCAACACGGTCGGCTTCCTCACGGGTTTCGACCAATGTTTGTTTAACTGCATTATCTTTGATGCCCACAATGGCAAACCATCCATCAGATGGCTGCACAGCAGACATTAGGTCAAAATTCTCCATGGCATCACTCTCTGTTGCGGGGTTTACCCGCCCACTAACTCACATCTTGGTAGGCTCAATTAGGCAGTTGAGCGATGTATTTTTGGATCAGCCCAATGAACTCGCCCTGCGGGACACTACCCCCGCAGAACCAGTTGTAAACAGTCTGACGAGTAGCACCCAGTTCGTTGGCAGCTTTGCTCACCGAGATTCCATGCTCAATGCACTTCCTCCCAAGCTGCACACCCAAGTGTCCCTCGTCAGCCTGTTGATTGGCTTCAACCAGCTTAATGCTGTAGCCGTAACTCATTACTACTCCCCATTACCCCATGCGCTGATAACCGACGCAAGGCTTTCTGATGCTGCCACAGTTTCGGGTTTGGATGCAACACGCTTTTTGGGTTCTTCGATTTCTTCGTCGGGTTCATCCGAACGAGAGACCTGTGGTGCTGGCTTGGGGGCGGGTGCCTCTGGCTGCTTCTTAACACCATCTTGCGCAGCTACGGTCAGTTCGCACAGACGCTTAGTTGCTGGGTCCTTCTGCACATCCTTGACTAAGGCGTACTCATCTTCGTTCAAACCACGCACAGGCGTGAAGAGAAGTTCCATGGAGTCAGCGTTCAAGTCGTAGCTGATGTTGGTGATTACCGTGTCTGGGCTTTCGTTGTGGCCCAGCAGATACCGCACGTAGCTTTCGAACGGATGCACGTTGCCGACACCCTTACCGAAGAGCGACTTAGCTGGCACGTTGAACTGATAAACTTCGCCAGATGCGTCACCAGCGAGTAGCACTGCGATGCGGCGCTGGAAGCGACAGGCGCGACCCTTACCGTTCTGGCCCGAGCCGACTACGTTCATATCGCATGATGCGCAGTTGGATGCTTGCTTGTTACCAGCAGATGCTTCTGGCTTGTCACCGTCGTTCGACCAGCAATCTGGCAACGTCGGCTTTGCATTGGGGTCGTATGCCCCAGCGTAGAATGTACGCGATACCTTGGGCAGTGCATGAACGATGATGACATTGATATCACCACGAACTGCATCACCAATCTGCTCACCGTTGATTAGGCGTTTGAACGTACCGTTGGTGTTGGTCTGGATACGACGCGATGTGGTACCACTGGTCGCAAGCGACTTAGCAAGTTCACTGAGTTCACGACGACCGACTGACGTTGAGACGGCACCGGCTTGCTTAAAGATAGATACTTCGTTTGACATGGGTATATCCCCTTACTTTCCTGTTGGTTTACGAACTTGGATAACAAATTTGCGATCAGCTTGTAGGCCAATCGGAAGCGAGTCTGGGTTTTCGTCCAAGAACTGCTTCATGTTGCCGTTGTGGATGCGCTGCTCAAGAAGGAATGGCACATCGTTTTCACGAATGAACTCGTACATCCTTTCCCAGTCGGTGGTCCAGTAACGGGTATTCACGCGGCGGCTAACTGTACCCGCCGCTGTACGTAGGCTGTCAGCCTGAAGGGAATTACAAACCCCCAACAGTGCATAACTGACAATGTCGAGTTGCTCACGCAGTCCAGATATATCTGCTTTGTGGGCTTCTTCTTTTTCCGAGATAGCTTCACGTATCTTACGGTACGCAGCCACCATCTCCTCAACGGATTTATCGGTATTCATTTTTTGCTCCTTGGCTGGCCTTCGTGTTCTTACAATGCTCTTTGACATTGTCAAGCACCATCAATCATCATCTGACGGTATAAGTCGATAATTCTTTCGTGATTGTTGATGTTCCCTTGCAGCATGGAGAAAAGGCGGTCCTCCACCTCGCTGCCCCTGATATGCACAATGGTCATTGCGTTCTTCTGTCCGGGGCGGTTGATGCGGGCGTTAGCTTGCAAGTAGGTTTCTACGCTTGTCACTGGGGCATACCAGATGATTGTGTCTGCTGCCGTAAGCGTAAGCCCGTGCGATGCAGCCTGTGGCTGGATGATAAGCACATGCGGGTCTTTGCGGGTCTGGAACTGGTCGACGATGTCGGAGCGCTTATTGAGCGGCACCTTACCGTTGATGACCTCGCAGGATATGCCAGCCTTCTCCAGCTTAGCGCGTAGTAGTTCGATGGTGTGGGTGAATGGCACGAAGACCAGCACCTTGTTCGCAGCTTCCTCGATGACTTCGAGCACGACGTTAAGCCGGTTGGACACATCGAACTCTATGACTTCTCCAGTATCCGCATAGACCGCACCACCACTAATCTGAAGCAGCTTGTTAATCTTGACCGCTGCGTTGACCGCGCTGATTTCCTCGCCGCCTGCCTCAATCAGCATCTCGTTCTTGAGTTGCAGGTAGTACTTCTTCTGCTGCGCTGTAAGCGGTGCCTCGCGTTCGATGAACGTAACCTCTGGTAAGTCGAGGCAGTCTTTCTTCTCGAACCGGATAGCGGGTTGCAGCACATTATGAACGACACGGTCTGAGTTAGGCTTCGGAATCCATTTGAACTGCGTCACTTTCATCATGACTTGGTCGCGGAATGCACCGTAAAAGGTAGGGCAATTCTGTGGGTTCACCAGCTTAGCTAAGCCGTAGGCATCTATGGGGGACTGAGCAGCAGGCGTACCTGTAAGCATCCATAGGTATGGGTTGAGGTCTTTCATTATCACCGCCAGCGTCTTCCAACGGTTGGTCTGTGAGTTCTTGTAGGCGTTAGCCTCGTCCACAACGATTAAGTCAAAGCCGCCGTTGCGGATTGTATCCTCCACGATAGCCAAGCCGTCAAAGTTTAGGATGACGAAATCAGAACCAGCTTCGATAATCTTCTTGCGGGTCTTGGCATCACCATGAGCAACGCTACACGAACGGTGCATCGCAAAGGTAAACAGGTCACGCTGCCATGCCGACTTCATGATGGACAAGGGGCATAACACGAGGACGCGCTTAATCTTACCCAAGTTCATCAGGTAGTCTGCTGCCCAGATGACGCTGGCCGTCTTACCTGTACCCTGCTCGTTGAAGCAAAATGCGCGCCTGTTGGCTGTCAGGAAAGATGATGTGGTCTCTTGGTGCGCGAACGGCGTATACTTGCCTGTCCACTTGTAGTCGCGCGTGATGGGGGACGGGGCGTTCTTGTAGCCTAAGCCAGCAAGGATTTGCACTTCGTGCATCCCCCACTTAACTGCCACCTTGTTGTCCTCGATTACTGCACTGTTCGGGATTACGTGGGTAATAATGTCAGGCTCGTTAGTCTCAAAGACTAACGCTTTATTGTCTACGATTTGCACGGTGTATCTCCACCTAGATGTTATTTCTTCTTTTTGCGTTCCCGCGTACTGACTTCGGAGACAAGGTTCTTCTTGCTGTCCCGTTTGAATGAGCGGTTGGCTGATGCGCTTTCTACACGTAGTCCAGTCTTATTACTACCACCTTTGTCAAATGCCTTAACGTGAGCAACGTCTTTCCCGTCGCCCTTATGGACCTTACCGGCCTTCATCATCTTGGCACGTGCAGCGTTACGTGCAGCGCGGTTCTTCTTCTGCTGCTCAGTGCCTTGATAGGTATCATACTCTTTGCGGTAATCGCGGGCCATCATCGTCTCCGTGGTCTGTGATGTTCACACTCTGTTACAGGGCACCAGCCACATAAAGGGCTGCTCTTTGGGTTCCACACGCCGCTAAGCTGGGCATGTTCCAAGCGACCTAGTTCGTCAACAAACACATTTAGGTATTCATCACGCTGCTCAGCAACGTGAACCTTCTTGATGAACTCGTTGCTCACTACATATGCCAGAGCAGACTTAATCGTCTTAAGGTCTGGGTAGTGCACGAACAACGCACCAGCCATGAGGTCAAGCTGCTTGGGGTCTGCGTACTTGGCGTTCTTGCCCGTCTTGTAGTCCACCATGTAGGCCGTGTCGCCGTTGATGATAACCAAGTCGACGATGCCGCGCCACCACACATCCTTGGCGAAGAAGCTGCACGGAGCGTAGCCAGTGGGCGTCTTCCTGACACCTAGCTTTAACTCCGTGTGCTTATCGCCTTCGATAGCAACGAGGCTGTCAACGATGGGCTGCATGTAGCCAAACTTCTTTGGGATGGGTGTGCCGTCCTTAACGAACAACTCGGCAGCTTCATGGACTGCGGTCCCATAGTCAGCAGCTTCCCCCGGCGTATCTTTGACATCCTTCACAACTTTGAGATGGAAGTACTTCTTCGGACACTGGTCGAAGGTCTTGATGCTGCTATAGGACCACGCTGTCATGTTATCTCGCTTTTCCTTGTAGGCGTTCAGCCACTAACGTAGCATATCCCGCTATATCAATCCAGCTATCTCGGTGCGCTGGGTTGCCATTTACGATACGGCTTATCTTTACCGCGATCATATCCAATGACAACAACTGATCGGGGTATAGATGCAGGTCGTTACGTGCGATGGCGTTATGCATGACACCCTTAATCTTGATGGCTGTATCTGCGGCTTGCATGAACGAGCCGTACTGGTCTTCTCTTTCGTCCAGTACAGTATCCAGTTCTTCCTTCTTAGTCTCCGCCTTAATCACTTCTTCGTTTATGGCTTCGTTCACGGCTTCTTTAACCGCTGTTACGACTTCTCCCGCTGCTTCCGCCAGCTTCTTCTTAACTAAGTATATGTAGCTTTCACTAGTCTTAGCAAGCCGCTTAATAGTTTTAACGGGATAGCCTCGCTCCAACATAGATGTAACTAATGCTGCTTTGTTTTGTTTCGTCATTTCATTCGCTCCTTACTTTAGGTTTCCGCCCGATTTCAAAATGTCCCCGTTGTAGACGTAGGTCCCAACGTGGTCCAATTTCACGAAGGGATGGGCGTATATCTTCCCTCCGTGTTTGCGAAACAGTTCGCAAAAGTGGTAGTCCTCTGACAGCAGTGCACCTGTCTCGTCGATGCTTGTAGCAAAAAACTCGTGCGTCAGTGGCTTCTCATACTCACCGTCCGGTTTAATGAACGATGATGTTCGGTAGGTTGGTACGTGTGGCGCAAGGTGGTCGAACACCCCCCGCCTAATAAGCATGAAGCCTGTGCCACCATGCCGCACTTCGATTGTACCGCGCTCGTCGGTTTCGACATGCGCTTCACCTACCATGTTAAACACAAAGGCACCTGCGTGATCCTGTAAATCTTCCTTACCCGCAGCCGCCGCACGTTTGACGCTGTCCCAGTTCACTTCCTTCTTGGGGTAGATACCGCATACGATATCATCGTCCACGGCCAACAGGTGAGCGATAGCCTGTCCGTCGAAACCAATGTCAGCGTCGATGAACATTAGGTAGTCACAGTCTGTGGCTAAGAAAGCACGAGCAAGCTCGTTACGTGCCCGGGTGATTAAACTCTCGTTCGTCATATGTGCCCAACGCACCTCGACACCCAGTTCGCGCATCACGGCCATAGTGTTGAGCAAACCCATCACATACATACCAGTACACATCCCGCCATACATAGGTGTAGCGATCATAATCTTAGGTCGTTTCTCTTCAGTCATTGCTCTCTGCTTCCTTAGCTTTTTGTATTCTTTTCAGCTTCCCGTAACGGCCCTCGACTGAAGCAATCGTAAGCCCCATCTGTTCCGCCATGTACGCTGGCCTTAGGCCGTACTTGTAATACTCCAACAACTCTGCGTCCCTCTCAGGCGTCCATACTCGTTTGGGCACTACTTACCGCCTTTGAAACGGCCACGCTCGTCACGGTCAGTCAGCTTTTTTAGTTCTGCGTTGAGCCGCTCGTTCTCACGCTTGATGGGGGTAGCGTCACTACTAAGCCGCCCAATCGCATAGCTAACGAACACCAATACAAATACTGCTACAGTCGTAATCCAATCCATGTTCTTATCCTTTCTTGCGTACTACTAGTTGGTAACCAACGTGGACAATCTCTGCTGTCTCACCGAAGATGTTAGTGAAAGCGTCGATTGCAATCTTAGGGCGGTGCAGCGCATCGCGGGGGTTGCCCCACATATAGTCGTCGAACACCATCAGACCTTCACGCTTGAGCAACGGCCAAGCCATACACGCATCGGTCAGCACATCAGGTGCCTTGTGGCTTCCGTCGATGTAGATGAAGTCGTAGAAGCTACCGTGCCTAATCTTGTGTGCCAGTGCGAGAGTAGAAGTACCCTTTTGCTGGACGATAACGCGCTCTGGGAACTTTTTCGCAGCGACAATCAAGTTAGCGCGAAACCGCTCTTCCACTTCATTCATGTTCTCTTCGCCGTGTTCCTCGCCACCCATCCATGTGTCGATACAGTTAAGGCGGTCACCGTCCTGCATCATGTTCTCTGCAATCCAGATGCTGCTGCGTCCTTCAAACGAGCCTATCTCAAGGAAGTTACGCTTACCTGCTTCACCTGACAGCATAGGGGTGAGTTGGTTCCATACTTCTGGTGCCCAGTTGAACCAGTCTTTTGTAAATTGATACTCGGTCATTTTCTTGCTCCTAAGTTACCTGTTGGGTTCATGTCGGTATAAGGCGTGCCAAAAGTTAGCTGTTGCTGCCGCGAATGGCTTGCTGCGTGTACAAGGTGACGCTCGTACTCGGCTTCTTCTTCTTGCTTACGACGTCTGTCGGGGCCGTTGAGCAGTTCATCCATCACTCGCTCGTGAGTTTCAGTCATCCGAATATCCCGTAGCTTTGCAACGATTAAAGCTTTGTCCGTTTCGTTTCCATGCTCGCGTATCTCGTCTATGTGGTTAACCCAGCGCTCATAATACGCTTCTGCTCGACCCCGAAACTCTTCGGGGTGGCTCTCCATCCGTGCAAGTAGTAGCTTCACTACGTCATGTGGTTCGCCCATCACTTCACTCCCCGTGCAATCTTCTCATAGCGCTCCTTGAGCGTACTAGGACTCATATAAGTCAGTACGTCTAGCAGAGCAGCCTCAAGTTCTTTTATGCGCTCTGGCCTCGTTTGTTTGGCAAGGCGCTGCGGTGTCTTGTAGTCAGGATTGTTCGCCTTCCACTTAGCCCTCGATACATCGAGACAGGTCTTGCATATCTTAGTTGTACGAGTTCCGCTTTTGCGGATTATAAGGTTTTCTCCCCGCAAAGGGTGTTTATTTTTACATTCAAATCTATACTTCTTCAACTTATGCAGTTTCTTACGCCCCATCATAGGTAGTGGGGACACCCCTACGAGGTCCTCCAGTAAATCTAAATCACCCGCCATAACTTGCTCCTTCTTTGCTTTCACAGTTTAACGGCAGTGCTGTCGCCCACTTGGGACGCATACGCATACACTGCTCTACAAATTGCCGCGCCTTTGCGGCTTTCTCAGTAGGGGCAACCACCCCTATCGCGTCGTGCACGGTCATCACCACACGGTAGCTACGTGCAATCATTAGCATCTGCTCACCGATTATGATACGGGCCAAGGCTTGGCACACGTTCTCGATTAGCTTTCCGCCGTAGATGCGGGTGGGTAGGATAGCCTTACCCTTCCTCTGGTTGTAAACCATCTCGGGCTTACCGTTATCGCCATACACCCAGCGGAGGTCGGGATACTTGAGGCTCAGCCCGTTGGGCAGCTTGATACCATCTGCACCGCACACCGTCAGCACACCGGATAACCCTAGTGGTGCAGTTTGATTATTCGCCATAGCGTCCAGAGCGTCACCAGCCTCACGCCACAGTTTTGGGATCATGGAATAGGTCTCTCGGTATACGCTAATAATACGTTTGCACTCGGCCAGTTCCATATCGACACCGAACGTCTTTAGCTGCGCCTTGAATTTGTCAGCCCCCATACCGTAGCCGCAGCCCAAGATGGTTGTCTTACCCACGAAGCGCTGGCCGTCCGTCACCTCGTCAATAGGCACACCGTAGATAGAGGATGCCATAATCTTGTACACATCTTCGCCTCGGTCAAATGCGTCTACGAGGTCGTTCTGCCCTGCCAGCCACGCCAAGGTCCGTGCTTCAATCTGGCTGCTATCACAGTCGATAAAGTTATGCCCCTCCGGTGCCAGCATCGCCTTCTTCAATGGTGACTTGCGAGGTAGGTTCTGAAGGTTAACCTTGTCGTCCCCTCCCCATCGCCCAGTATGTGCAGCGTAGTAACGTAGGGGCACAGGTAACGTGCCGCGCTCCGCAATCTTGATGAATCGCTCGGTTCGGGTTTCCTCAAGGGTAGACTTTACACCTAACCGCGCAGCCACAATCGCTTGGACTACTGGGTTCTCATGCTCCAGCAGCGCCTTGAATGCTTCGTCGTTCTTAGCGAAGGCGAACGCCTCCTTGCCTGTCTTTGGGCTAATCTTCGTTGGTGGCTCGACACCGCACTTGCGCAGCAGGTCGGCCAGCTTAGGGTTGGACATGATGTCCGCCTTGTCTACCAGTGCCCTACCAAGCAGTGCCTCCTTGACATCCTGCACCTTGACCAAGTGTTCTGTCAGGATTTGCTTATCTAGTGTCAGTACTGGCTCGGTAAACATACGGATGGTCAGGTCGATAAGCTGCAACTCTACGAGGGGGAAGCCATCAGCAAGGCACTTGAATAAACTATGGGTGAGGTCTGCATCGTTACGGCAGTATTCTCCGTATCTGGCTAAGTCTTTGGCGTTGAAATCCAATCGCTGTTTGCCCAGTGCGTTAAGAACTTCAGTGCCTTTCGCTCCCAACTGATAGTATTCGGCCAGCGCCTTGAGGCTACCACCCACTTCCGTTCCATGCTTGGCTCTTGCCATAGACAACGTATCAGCAATGCGCTTGGGGCGGATGTCGAACTGCCAGTTAAGGATAGCCATGTCGAACACAGCGTTATGCGCCACAGCCACAGCATCGTCCCATGGGAATTGGCTAAGGAACATCTTGGTCGCGGCCTTCGGGCCGCTGAACCATTGGGCCTCGCCTTCGTCAACCTTTACAGCTACGCCGATAGTCTCAAAGCGCTCATCACGGATATATTCCTCGGTCGTCAGCTTGGACAGGCTGAACGCTCGGTCATAGTAGGTCTCGAAGTCGATTGTGATTATCTGCATAGCAGAAGTTCCAGTTCGCGGATGGCCCACTGGATGCCTTGGATTTCTACACCCATGTCATGTAGACCATGTGCGTCCTTCGCGTGAAGGAACACCTCCGACATATCCCAGCACACGGCTTCGCGTTTGCGTAGCGCTTCGATGCGTTCTTTAATCACGCCGCCTCTCCTATGACAGTATTCTTAAGCTTGCGCACGATGTCGCGCACCATGTCCCAGTTGTCTTCGTTCGCCACGACAGCCACGCCACCGCAACGGCGGATGTGTTCAATCTCGCGGGTTTGGAGGGCGGTCAGCTTGCCACCACCTGCCTTGCACTCAATGGCAAAGAAGTGTCCGTTTACACATGCTATGATATCTGGAACGCCACTGCGTCCGTAGCCGTGCGTTGCGGGAAAGAAGTAATACACATCCTCTGACTTGAGGATGGACACGACCTTGTCCTTGACCACTTTTTCGGGGGTTTTAGCCACTGGTAATTCCAGTTATTTCTACGTGCAGGGCTTTCAGTTCCGCTTGGTATTTCCTGTTATGGGCTAGGTATTCTTCTAAGTTAGCATGAGCGCTATGGAACGAGTCCGCAACGGTTCCGTCTGGGGCCATAACAGCGTAGTCTTGGTGAGACGAACCATCTACAGTGATTGCGTCCGTGGTCGAATAAATATCGCCGTTGTCGCGTTGATATGTGGAAACCCGCCATCCGATGATGTGGTCTATCCACAAGTCTGATACCATTTCTGGTATATCCTCTTTGTCATAGGGGCTAAGGAAAATCGCTTTATACCCTGCCGTGGGCACGACTGTGACGTTGATAAGTTCTGGGTATTTCATCTGGTTGCTCCTTGTTAGGGAGGCCACCTTACATCATGCTTATACATTGTCAAACATGAAAAATAAAAAAGACAAAAAAAGACCGCCACAAGGGCGGTCAGTTCTAACCTAGTTAGGAGTTACTAGTCTATTTGTAGTCCGCCGATTCGGCTTCTGCATACTCCGTTAGGACTTCACGCATCTTAGCCGTGTAGCTTGGGAACGTCTTATAGTAGTCGAGGATGTCCGTCCGCAGCCGCAGGTTTGCAAGGCTCATGGCGGGGCGCTTGCCCAACCCACGCTGCCCTCGGTATCGTTTAGTTTCTTCAATCACATCATGTCCTTCCCAGTAATAAAGTATGTATTTTTCGCGCAATGCACGCCCATGTCGGGGACGTACTGCCTAAGTTCCGTCAGCTTGAGTATACCCAGCTTGCGGCGCACCTCGGCTGGCAGTTCCTCTGGTGCTTTAATCTGTACATCGTATTTATCGTCTACGCCAGTGTTTCGCACTACAAGATAATCACTAGGTCGCACTATTATGGTTACGCCGCCATCGGGAGCGAACGACTCCTTCATCTCCTTGGCCTTCATAGCAGCCGCGTATAGTTCTGGAAGTTCGGGGTCAAACTCAAGACCCGCCTTCGTGAACATCGGAGATAGCGTAGCCCAGTTATACATAACAAAGTTAGTCATCTGCTGGTTTAGCTTGGAGTATGGGTTCATAAACTTCTTTTGCGCTTCAGCCGCTGTTTGCCCTACCACGCTACCCGCAAGGCTCATACGCTCCCGCACAATTTCGTTAGTGTTCTTCGGGCGGAAGTTCTTGAGCACATCCTTGACTGCCTTATCCAGCTTTGTGCTCTTCGACCAAGACCCACGCTGCCTCTTGTCACTCAGCCTCTCGTTGTCGTAGGTGTAAGTAAGCTGGCTCTCGCCACCACGGTAGGTGTAGGTGGTATCAAGTTCTCCCAGTATCTCGTCATTCTCTGTGTAGACCTGAAGAGTGCCAAACGCAGGGGTGTTGGTTCCGTCGTCTTGGAGAACCGTCCCCGCCCGCTGCCTAGCCACAAACTTCCACTTGGGGCGCTGTGCCAGTATCGCATCCACAAAGGGTGCAAGCTTAGGTGCAAGCACCGCTGGCCCTTGATACGGGTTGTTCTGTGCCTTGTATTCCCGCCTGTATACGTTCTTGTATCCATCGAGTTCGGTATATGTGTAGCCGTCGTAATTCATTGTCATGTTAGTCTTCCTTTACCAGTCATAACCCTTGAGGATGTCATCGACCTTTTGCTTTAGGTCTACGCGAACACCCACTTCCTCTTTGATGTCGTCAATATCGACGTTGATTAGCGCCTGTTCCAGTTGCCGCCGCGCAGCTTCCAGCTTGGGGTCACCCGTAATGTTTAGGTGGGTCAGCATCCCGCACATGTCTTGCGCATTGGTAATGAACGTGTCGTGCCACCGCTTCTTAGTCTCGTCATCGCTATCGGTCAGCTTGGCGCTCATGCCAGACAACATAGTGTGCAGCTTCTCCCATGGGGACCGCATGGCTTCCTCGATACGTGTAACAAAGTTAGTATCGTATTCCTTACGTATCTCGTCCATGTCCTGCTTTGGTATGTCTAAGCGGAAGTCGCCCGACTCTGGAACGGGAGAGAACACAAGGCGGAAGTCAAACTTGCCCATCACCTCGTCAACATGCGGGTAGTCATCAGGGTTATGTAGGTCGCCCATTGATAGTATCCGTGTGGCCAGCAGCCTCGGATATTCCATGCGAAACTTGTCCTTCATCTGCATGAACGCATCGCGCCGCGTGTTGGCTTCTGCCTTGTAGTCGAGAAACAGACTTGTGGGTAACAGGCGAGGGCCACGGTCAGACCAAGGTAGCGTTCGTGTGTTGTGCCACATACGACAGCCAGCAGCAAAGTCCGCTATGTCCTTCCGTAACGAAGTGCCAGCCATCAGGTTCTTGCGCACCTGCGCTGCGTTTGCGTCTGCTCTATTGTCAGCAGTCAGTTTGTTGGTCGCGTCCTTGTCCAGCTTGTTAGCCGTCCAGACGGAGATGTTCAGTTCGACAAGAACCGATGAAGAACTAATACTCATATGCTTGCTCCTTCTTGAATAGGTGTAACTTAGTTAGGTGTGACCTACTGACTCGTGTTTTTATTTATCTTCGGGTTTGCCAGCCAACTTGGCCATGCGGTAGAGGCCATCGGGCATCAGCGTAATGTCGCGCATGTCACTGTTCATGTCCTGCTCCCAGACATAATAAGAAGTGCCACCCTCCTCTGTTGAGCGGTATTTCCTATGGTAATGTTCAGCCTTGGCTAGGATTTCATGTATGCGCAGTGCATCCTCTGCCTCCACCACATAGCTGTCGTAACCGTAACGTATGATTGCTTTAGTCATCTGCTTACCCCTTGATGTGAACAGTCTTGCCGACAGGCGAGACAATCTTGTTGCTGTTGTAGTTGCTCTCGGTGATGACCCACAGGATTGGTGCTTCCCACTCGTCGCCCCAGTTGCCGATGTATCCGTCTGTCAGTTGGATGATGCACTCTGGCTTGATGTTCTTCTCTTTAAGGTAGCGCATCATGCAGGTCGGGTCGGTTCCACCGCCTCCCATTGGTTTAGTAGAGCTAACAAGGTTAGACATCGTTGCCATGTCGTAGACCTCATGCGCAGCCACGGCCCCGTCCCAATAGATAAGGTCGAGCGCATCAGGGTGAACGTCCTCAACGATAGACTTGACCTCGGACAGGAACGTGTTGAGTTCCTGCACACCGATTGACCCAGATGTGTCGATACCGACAACGATGTGGCCTACCTTCTCACCTACTAGGCTAGGCATATACACATCTTGTGCGAGCATACGGCGATTGACCCTGCGCCATGACGATGTGTCCTTGGCATTGCAGAACGACGATACAAATTCACGCAACGCCTCGCGCCAGTCTATCTGCGGCTGCAACAGTTCGCCCAGTTCGCGGCTTAGTCCGCCTCCCCCTGCGCCGTTCACCTTTTGGTCAGTGATGATACCCTGCCGCAACGCTTGGTCTATCTCGCGTTCGAGTTCCTTCTTCTCCTCGCCGCTTATCTCGGCTGCGCCTTCCCAGTCATGTTCGTCAAAGCCTTCGCCGCCTTCACCTTCGCCGCCTTCTTCCTTCTCCTGCTTCAGTATGTCGAAGACTTGCTTGGTGTGCATACCTTTGAAGCGTGGGTCATACAGGCCCATCCGCGAACCATCCTCGTGCCGGGGAAACGCTATGACAGTTTCGCCTACGTCAATATCCACAAGCATCAGGTTGATGACGTAGTCACAAGCCATGTTCGCCAGCTTGGGGTCTTCCTTGTATAGCTTGGCCCATGTGGTCAGGTGGCGGAACGCTTTGTGTAGGTTCTCGTGTAGTATGACAAAGCCAAGGGTCTTGTGGTCTAACTTTGTTATGAACTCCAAGCCATACATCTCGTCGCGGCCATTGGTGCAAGCCGTAGGTATGCCCTCGACCACGCTGGTCTTGCCGACCATCATGATGCCTGACCACAACGCGAACTTGGGGTTGCGCATCAAGTCAATCTTGACCTTCTTCAGCTTGCGCTCTGCTTTCTGTAAATCCATGATATTCTTGCTCCTGCTCTGATAGACAAGTAGTTAGGTTTTGGTTGGTATGGTGGTCCACTACGTCATGGAACTTACGCCACGCAGCTATCTCGTCGATTGCGTCGATGAGGCTGCGCCACATACGTCCTTCCCGCTTGTAGTAAACTGAGTATCGCTTGAGGGAGGCATCGTTACCGGATGCTCTCCCCCACGGCTTCACTGCGAGTATGTCGATACTCACAGCAGGTCTTCGTTTTCCTGCATCCAGTTACCAAAGGCCGATGAGGTGAAGGCAATGCTCTGCTTGCTTGGGTTCTTGGCGATGTTGATAGCAAAGGTCGCTTGCCACTCTGGTTCGAACCGTTCGAGATACGCCATGAGCGGGGTCATGGTTTCCTTAGTCACCTTGGCGATTGCACCGAAGATAAGCACCGCACATGCCCCAGCCGATGTGGGTAGCGCAGCAGACTTAGGGCTGGCTATGATGCTGTCCCATGTCGGTAGCTGGTCTTGGTAGGCGATGAAGGCTTGCATATCACGAGCTGCCGCTTCCCCGATTGTGCCTGACAGAGCAGCAGTAAGAGCATTGGATGAGATATGCTCCCGCTTGCTAACAATGTTAGAACTGCGCGACAAAGAACGGGGCGAGACGTAGGACTTCTGCATAGCCTTGGGATTGTAGATGTATGGGTTATCACCCTGCCCACCCTCGGTGTATGACGACAGTGCTTGCGGGAACTGCTTTACCCACGCCATGACAACAGGGTCGATGTTGTTGTTCACCGCCCAGCCAAGCCACTGGTCGCTGTCTGGTTTGGCCACGCGCACCTTGGTCACGCGGTTGAGAGTATGCCCCTTGATGACATCGCCCACGCCATCGGTTGATAGGTTCGATGTGAGGAACACGATGGAACCATCGGTCAAGGCAACGTCACCCAAGCGGCGATTGTGTTCTTCGAGCAACGGGTGAAGCATGTTCTGCACAGGTGGCGGAGCCTTGGCAAACTCGTCGAGCATGATGACCACTGGCTTGCCCGTCTGCAACTGGAGGGCTGCGTTGGGGAAATACTCTGTTACCCGTAACTCGCGGTTTGGGGCTGGCATGGCAATGTCGCCAAGGTCTTTCTGCGCACAGTCAAAGTAAGCATAGGCATAGCCATCACCCAGCTTGGCCTTGAGCGCCTTCATGATGGAGGACTTACCGATGCCGGGTTCACCTTCGAGTAGGAAGATGTTGTCGGGGATGGAGACGATGAGGCTGGCTGCTTCGTCGAGGCTGATGTTTGAACCAAAATCAATAGACATAATAACTGCTCCGTGTTTCTAACTTTGTTAGGTTTGGTTAGGTTGGTTAGGTTGGTTAGGTTTAAGTTGGCGGTTTTCCGCTGTTTTTTCTTTTATTTATAGCACAATATACTGGCCAAGTCAACCGATGTGGTCGGGCCTGTGGTGGCTCTTCACTTGAACCATGCACCGTATGGGTCGCGCTTAGCTGAATCGCTTGTGCTTACCGTTTTCTCCAGCACATCGTTCTTGTGTATGAACAACAGTAGCTTGTTGTAGAAATCCCCGATTGCGTCTGCGTATACTGCGATACCCCTTTGCGGCATGTAGCTGTAGCCGGATGCGCCATGTATGATTTGCACAAAGGCTTGGTAGTGTTGCTCTGGGTCATCACTTATCATCATGCCCCGCACGTTCTGCGCTAAGCCGTTGCTGTGCGGTTTGAACGATAGGCGTTCTCGGTAGCCTGTCTTGATGCCCAAGTTTGCCAATTCCTCGTTGCTGATAGTAACAACCCGCTCGACCACGATGTCGCCCGTCCAGTGCCGCTTCTCGGTTATCTCGGTGCGCAGCTTGACCATATTGCGTAGGTAGCGCGTGAAGGTTGTGTAAGACTTCCTAACTAAGTTAGACTTCTCACGGTTTACCTTGTGCGTGTAGGCAGGGATTACGTCGAGCGTCACCCACTGGCGCGTGATTGCGTCCATGCGGAATACAGAGTCCGTGTCGTTCGGTAGCACAAACTCGCCGCTCACGGCTTTCTCCATCGGGCTGCTCTGGTAGAAGCACTTGACCCATGACTTGCTGTCGAAGGTGCGCACGTCCATGTGAAGCAACTGCCCAAGGAAATCATTTGTTGTCGCTGATGTGTAGCCGCCTATGTTTACTACAACATCCCCATTGGGCCTGTAGCGCACTACGTCTGTGCTGCCGATACGGCAGATGATGTCGGAAGTTCCCTCCTCCTTGCGGATGTTGATATACTTCTTCTTGCGGTCACCCAGCGGCTTCGTGCCGTTCTTGTCGCCCCTGATGGGCTTGACCTGCGCTTCGTGATACGCCGCTTGGTCGTAGGTGCTCATCGTTGGGAAGCCCCATGTGCGATATGAATTGTTCCATGACATAATCTGTTTCCTTCTAACTTTGTTAGGTCTGTTTGTTCTGCTCGGTTAGACGCGAAGTCCAAGTGCGGATTTGAGGCGCTCGGCCAGCACTTTCTCAAGTTCGGTTATCTTGCTGCTGTCCCTAGTCAGGGCGACCAGTTCTGTATCCGTCAACATACGGTAGTAGTTGCGGTCTTTGGTTAGCTTGCTCACTTTACTTCTCCTTGATGATTGCGTGGACTGCCCAAGCGGCAAAGATGCCGCCGGATATGAACAGTATTTCTGCGGCTGCGTGTATGATGCTAGGCATGTGCCTTCTCCCAGTCATTGCGCTCGGCTGCTTGTTCGAGGCGGGTGTTTTCTTCGCGCTCAAGTTCGCTGCGGAAGTGGTCTTTTGATAGTGCCCAGCGGCCAGTCTCTCTGGCGTATTCCGTCACGGCCTTGCCTAGTTCATGCTCGGTCTCGCGCAGTTGCTTACGTAACTGGTCATACTTGCGTAGCAGTAAGGCTGCTTGTAGCTTGGTGCTTAGCTTGATGTCTTGCTTCTTGGTTAGGTCTATAGCCATTTTATATCTCACTTTGTTAGGTCTGTTGGGTAGTTGGTTCTTCTGGTTTATCGTTCCACAGCCCGCAGTCATTGCACTGCCACTGTATCGGCGTTGCCGCCATTGGGTCACATCCCTCGCCGCAATGGACGCATGGTGGGTAGTTGTTATCGTATTCGTTCATCTCCTTATCCTCATTCAAATATCATGCCGCGCTCGACGCTGATGCGGTGGTCGGCATAGGCGCTGCTCTCCCTCTCGATGTCAGGGTCTTCCTCACCGATACGCACCATTTCGTATTGCGCACGATGGTTGCGCCCGTCACTGCTGAACGCTGCGCTGAATAACTCGAAGACACGCTCGATGGACGCTGGATGTTCGTAGCTTGGATACCACTTCACATCGTAGTAGTTGACCATGATGTAGTCGTCGCCATACTCAATCTTGGCCTCCCAATCCTCCTTGGCCTCTGCGACTGGGTAAGTCTCCTCGAACCACAGCTTGAGCATGGGGAACGAGATGAGCGGGTTGTCTTTGGTGGGTGGTGTGTCGATTGTCCCCTCGGTTAGGTAGAACACAATCTTAACGTCTGAACGGTAGCCCATTAGCGTTGCTCCTGCTCTGGCAGGTCGTGGGCTTCTAACTTAGTTAGCTTTTCATGTGCCCAGTATTCGATGCTGCCACCCAAGTCCCACAGGCAATCGGCAATGGGCTGCGCGATGAACTCGGCTAGGTCGGATATAAGGTAGGACAACCGTAGGGCTGCTTTGTAAACGTATTTCATTATGCTTGCTCCTTCTTCGGTGTGTCTAACACCGCCCAATGGGTTGGTTCTTCGTTGTCGTCTGCGCAGCAGCCGCAGCCGTGGCTTGAGAGTAATGCTGTTTTCCAGTTACTCCATTCGCCCCACCATCCTTCGACTGCTTGGTCTTCGATGAATAGCAGGATGTGTGTCCCGTCCTTCGGTGCTGTTTCTATTGGTTGCCAATCCATACTGCGTTTCCTTCTCACTTTGTTAGGCGTTGTTGTATTTGGGGTTGAGCTGCTTGAGGTCTGTGAAGTTGGAGACGAGGACGTAGTTGCTTTTGTTAAGAGGTGCTACGCACCGCACTACCTTCCTCGCCTCCAAGTCCCCACACACAGGACAGGTTTGGTAGCCAAGGGCTACGCGTTTCGGATTGATGCGGGTTCCGCAATCACATTTCATGCTGCTTGCTCCTTCAGACTGCGAATCACAGTATTGATGCGGTGCAAAACAACGTGGTCAAATTCACGGGGCTGCTCGGCTATGCCAAGTTCAAGTGCTTCCTTGGCAGTGAGTAGTAAGTTTATGAGGTCGTCGTTCGTGAATGTCATAGTCTGCTCTTTCTAACTTTGTTAGGTCTGGTCACTTGGTGCGGATGGGCTTGAAGCCTTACCCGCACTTTTTTCTTTTTAATGTAGCACAAAAGTCTGCTCAAGTCAAACGATGTGGCCACAGGGGTGGTGAGGTGTAAGAAAGTTAGGTGCGTAAGAGAAGTTGGGTAATGTAAGGAAAAAGGGCCATTTGTAAGAAAACGAGGAGCATAAAACTTACAAAAGAAAATGGCGGAAGCCTGCGAGTCTCCGGAAGAAAATCGGTTGTAGTGTAAGAAAGTAAGTTAAAAAAATATATATATAAGGGATTTCCTGACATTGCCTACGCATAAGCGAGGAGGCTCCTTCTCTCAGACTCGTAAGAAAAATGCCTTACAAACCTTACAACCCTTACAAAGCGCAGAAATGCGTGGGTGTAATTCTTACAAAGCGGCTGTTTTTCTTACAAAGCAAACTTTTCTTACGCAGGCGGTGGCTGTCCGCCCGAACCTACTGTCATGATGACCTCTAACTAAGTTAGACAATGTCGTTCATCAAAGTATACTGTGTAGATTAACAGAATTAATCTTACATTAGGTCCGCTACGCTTACTACGCGAGGGGCTGTCCGCACGAATTTACTATCACGACGACCCCTAACTTTCTTAGGCCTGCTCAGCTAGGTGCAAGGCGAACGGGATATGGCCGGACCGGACACAAAAAAAGCCCGCCAAAGGCGGGCAGGATTGCGGACAAAAAAGGGGGGCTTGCGCCCCCCTCCCGTTTTACTTGCTGTTCATCTCGGTGAGGTCGACACCGATTGCCTTGAGCGCCGCGCCGAGGTGGAAGTTGCAATCCGCCAAATCCTCGAGGTCCGCGTCATCGTGTTCCTTGACGGCCTTGTAAACCTTGGACACTTCAACCTTGATGCGCTCCCGAATCTCGCGGGCCACGTTTGCACCTGCACCCTTCTTCGATTTGGTTTCGTCAACATAGGCCAGAACGTCGGACCACGGCTTGTAAATGTTATACTTCGGGTTGACCTTCTGCTTCTTCTCGGCCAGCAACTTGACTTCCGCCTTCTCCTTGCGGATTGCCTCCCGCAGCGCAGCCAAGTTGCCGGTGAGCGGCCCCTTCATCGGGGTCAGCCACCACTTCTCGCCAAGGGTGGCGGTCAACGTCTCCGAATACTTGCGGAGCGCGCCGTAGGTGGAAGCGGTCGACGCCATATAAGCAGCGCGGGCCTTCGATACAGGCGTGGCCTGTGCTTTTACTTTAGTAACCATAATACTCATTTTCCTTCTTTGTGTGTGAGTGTCGTCGGGGTGTCCCGCTGACCCCTTCTTTGTCTTACAATTTAATCATAAAGTCAAGAAAAATCGTGTTTTCTAACCTTGTTAGACGTTTTGAGCTGTCCGCTACGCATAGCAAGTGGCTGTCCGCAGGGAATTACTATCACGCAGCGGTGGACGTTGGGGGAGGCTCTCGCCTCCCCGTCTCGCCTTAGGCTGCTGCTCTGTGGTTTATCCTCTCCATCATCCATCTGTGTATCTGGTCTGCCTTGATGTACTTGAGGCGGCATCCTATGCCTAAGTCCTTGTACCTCAGGCTAACCTCTGCATCTGGGTACTTCTTAAGCTGGCGTCTCCAGTGTAGTATGAGCGGCCATATCAGGGCGTTGAGGTCGTGGACTGTGTGGCCGTAGACGTCGAGGCCGTAGCGTGCTGCCCCATCGCTGTGGGTGAAGGCTACTTGAATGCGATGTAACATATTCATTCTCCGGTTAGGTTGGGGGAGCTTGCGCTCCCCCGTTGGGTTAGGCTGGTTCAAACTCTGAGGCTGATACGATTTCAGTTGCAACCCAACCAACTCCGTTCTCTTTCGCCCAGTTGAATGCTGTTATGCCGTAATCAACTGCGGCCTTGAATGAGGGGAACGGGCCTTCGATGTGCGTTGCTGTGGCGTTGTCATCCTCGTTATCAAAGAACAGTATGTAGCAGGTATCATCGTTGTCGTTTGCGATAAGCATATTCATTCTCCGGTTAGGTTGGGGGAGCTTGCGCTCCCCCGTTGGGTTAGGCTGGTTCGGCTAGCTTGAGCCAGCGGGCTGCGGTATCCATCGCCTTGGCGAAGTCCTTAGCTACTGCGACATCGCTGTGGTCGTATGACCAGACCATGTAGTTAGGCTGCGCCTTGCTGGGATAATCCACGACGACATGTTCGTATGGCGTGTAGAAGTTGACGCTCTTCTCCGATGTCGTGCGTGCTACGTTAGCTAGAAACATCATGCTCATGTTTAATTCCTTGTGTGTGTTGTGTCGTTGTTGACGTCCTTGTTGTCTTACAATTTAATCTATTTGTCAAACAAAAAGTGGGGGGAGGGGGCAGAAAGGGCATTATTCGGCGCTCCCACCGTCCCCCGACCCCCCTAAATAGGCCTATGTGGTGGCGCGCCTGTATACATACTATTTTGCACATTCAGTTTTGCGTTTTTAAAAAACCCTGTCATTCGACATAGGGAAGGCCCCCCTTAGGGATTCGAAACCACAACCCCCCACCCCCTATTTTTTCTGGCCGATATCCATCTGGCCCGCACGTAGGAAACACCCCCCGTCAATGGTACCTTGACACACAAAACCCCCATGGTATTATTCCCCCGCGCCTAGTCAGCGCATTTCCTTTCTGGGAGGGGTGGTGTTTTCTCCTTTCTTTCACCACCCCTTTTCCCTTCATAAATCTGCCATTATGGTGGTATAGGCCCCAACCATGCCTTTTTCGGATATAGAAAAGCGTAGGGAAGCGAGCCGTAGGCATTACGCGAAGCATCGTGATAGGGTTATTGCCAAGGCCAAAGAGTACAGCAAAGTCGCACGGAACCGCACAAGGGCATTTATAAACAACTACCTTAAGACTAATCCCTGCGTGGATTGCGGGGAGGCAGACCCGATCATCTTAGAGTTCGACCACATCAAGGATAAAAAGTTTAACATATCCGACGCTGCCCGTGATGGCGTCGGGATCAAGAAGCTAAAAGCCGAAATCGCCAAGTGCGAAGTGCGCTGCGCCAACTGCCATAGGAAGAAGACCTACCAGCGTAGTGGTTGGACGCATAAAGATTAAAAGTTCTTTACTTACCCATACTACCGCAGCTATAGAGGCCACCTGCTCCCCCAAACCGGACGCTGCGCTACATGACTGTGATTAAAATTGAACCTACCCGGGAACACCCAGTGCCCTATGACACTGCGGAACATAAACCCGGCTCTCTGCTCGAAGAGATCGCTATTGCGGGGAACACGGCAGAACTGCTCGTGAGTATGGGCGCTCCCCTTGAGATAGACGAAGACGTAGCTAAAGAAGCTAAGAAGTTGACTGACGTAGTCAATAAGCGTCAAACCAAGAATTTAAATCAGGTATCAACCGCCTTCGGCGCAGCGCAGTTCCTACGCCAGTATGGGCAACAACTTGCTGTTGATGCTAACGAAGTACGTGCAGCGCTTACGTTTAAGCTGATGGAAATCGCCAACTGCGGCGAAACTAAGTACGAGCTTAAGGCTTTGGAACTCCTCGGCAAGCACAGCGACATTGGCCTATTCACCTCTAAGTCCGAGATTACCATCAACTATAAGAACCCAGAAGACTTGGAGAAGGCAATCAAGGAACGCGTCAAGCGCCTGCTGAACGCAGACATTATAGATGTCACACCCCTTGGCCAAAGCATCGAAGAAGAACTGGCGATGTACAACCCGGCGTACGGGGAACTCGACGAGATGGAAGACGTACAGTTCGCAGAACTGGCGGAGGATGAAGACGAATGACGATATCACTGCGTGATATCAATAAGGTGTTACCCAAGCTCAGCATAGCTGAGCAGGAGAAGCTGCTGGCTGAGCTAGATAAGCTGTCAGAGCTTAAGAAGAAGAAAGTTGCGCAGGATAGGTTCCTTGGGTTCGTCAAGGAAGTTTGGCCGTCATTCATAGGGGGACGACACCATGCAAAAATGGCAGATGCCTTCGAACGCGTTGCTCGTGGTGAGTGTAAGCGCCTCATCATCAACATGCCCCCACGACACACCAAGAGCGAGTTTGCATCATATCTCCTCCCAGCGTGGTTCCTCGGTAAATACCCCCAGAAAAAAATTATCCAATGTTCCCATACGGCTGAGCTTGCGGTAGGCTTTGGGCGTAAAGTTCGTAACCTCGTAGACACAGAAGTATATCATAACATATTCCCAGACCTAAGCCTCGCGTCCGACAGTAAAGCTGCTGGCCGCTGGAATACTTCGAAGGGGGGTGATTACTTCGCTATCGGGATCGGTGGTGCCGTAACAGGTAAGGGGGCTGACGTCCTCATCATCGACGATCCGCACTCGGAGCAGGAAGCTGCTATCGCGGAAGTTAACCCAGACATCTACGACAAGACCTACGAGTGGTATACATCTGGTCCGCGTCAGCGTCTCCAGCCGGGTGGGTCCATCGTCATCGTTATGACGCGTTGGTCGAAGCGTGACTTGACAGGGCAGATACTTAAAGACGCAGCGGCTAATGACAGCCTCGGTGAATGGGAAGTCATTGAATTTCCAGCGATTCTTCCAAGTGACAAGCCACTGTGGCCTGAGTTCTGGGAGCTAAGCGAGCTTGAGAAAGTTAAGCGCGACGTCCCGAACAGCAAGTGGATGGCGCAGTATCAGCAGAACCCGATCTCTGAGTCGGCTGCTATTATCAAGCGTGAGTGGTGGATGGAGTGGGATAGCGACAAACCGCCTACGTGCGACTTCATCCTTCAGTCATGGGATACGGCCTTCGAGAAGACGCAACGTGCCGACTATTCGGCGTGTACAACTTGGGGCGTATTTTATCAGGCTGACGACGCTGGCAACGAGCAAGCTAACATTATCCTACTGAACGCGTTCAGGGACCGCATGGAGTTCCCCGAGCTAAAACGGTGCGCTATCGAGGAGTACAGAGATTGGGAGCCGGACAGCGTCATCATCGAAAAGAAGGCTTCAGGTGCACCTTTGATCTACGAGATGAGGGCGATGGGGATACCGGTACAAGAGTTTACACCTACACGGGGGAACGACAAAATCTCCCGTTTGAACGCTGTGAGCGACTTGTTTGCATCTGGACGGGTATGGGCACCTGCTTCTCGGTGGGCCGAAGAAGTGATTGACGAAGTAGCTGAGTTCCCAGCCGGTACTCACGATGACTATGTCGATACTGTATCCATGGCGCTGCACCGGTTCCGTAGGGGCGGATATATCACAACCAACCTAGACGAACCGGAAGAAATCCAGTATTTTAAGCGTAACCGTAATCAGGGGTATTATTAATGGTTACTCAGAAGCACATGGGGCGAAATCAAATTGTCGACCGTTTATCTGCGCAGGTAGGTAGCGAGAAGCTCGCCCGTGAAATTCTGAAGAAACGTGGCCTTATGAACTCTGACGGAACACTTACTGCAAAGGGCCGTGAGCGTGACGCTATGACTGCTGAAGAGCGTGCGATTGATCGAGCGGCCAAGTTAAGTGGTAAAGCATCGAAGAAGTATACTTATAACCCCCGGACTAACCGGGCTACGCTCAAAGGGAAGAAATAATGGCCGTCGATAAAGCTATCAACCAAGCACCACTGGGCATGTCCCAGATGACGGCTATGGACGAAGGTCCGGAAATCGAAATTGAAATCGAAGACCCTGAAGAGGTAACGATTCGCTCCGGTGACACGGAGATCGAAATTGATCCCGACGCTGGGGAAGAGGACGAGTTCTCGGAAAACCTCGCCGAAGACATGGACGAAGGCGCTCTTACAGAGCTTGCCGGTGACCTGTTGGGTGAGTTTGAAGAAGACATCTCCAGCCGCAAAGACTGGATGCAGACCTACGTCGACGGCCTTGAGTTGCTCGGTATGAAGGTCGAGGACCGGACTGAACCTTGGCCCGGTGCGTGCGGTGTATACCACCCACTGCTGTCAGAAGCTTTGGTTAAGTTCCAAGCTGAGACCATGATGGAGACGTTCCCGGCTCGTGGGCCTGTGCGGACAGAGATTCTTGGTAAAGAGACGCCAGCGAAGAAAGAAGCTGCGCAGCGCGTCGAAGCCGATATGAATTACCAGTTGACCGATGTGATGATCGAATATCGGCCTGAACATGAGCGGATGCTGTGGGGGTTGGGCCTCTCAGGAAATGCGTTCAAGAAGGTCTATTACGATCCATCACTCGGTCGTCAAACCTCGATGTACGTACCTTCCGAGGACGTTGTCGTACCCTATGGCGCGTCTAGTTTGGAAGTCGCTGGACGCGTCACCCATGTAATGCGGAAGACACCCAATGAGGTTGCCAAACTACAGGCAGCAGGGTTCTACCGTGATATCGAGCTTGAAGACCCCGTAGACAGCCTTGATGAGGTCGAGACGGCTATTGCCGAGCGCATGGGTTTCCGTGCGTCAACAGACGACCGGTACAAGCTGCTTGAGATGCAGGTCGAGCTTGAGCTTGAAGACGACAATTTCCGCGACGAGGAAGACGAAGGCATCGCTCTTCCTTATATTGTAACCATTGAAAAAGGCACGCAGACAATCCTGTCTATCCGCCGGAATTGGGACCCCGATGATAAAAAGAAACTTAAACGCCAGCATTTTGTTCATTACCCGTATGTTCCGGGCTTTGGCTTCTACGCTTTTGGCCTTATTCACCTTATTGGTGCTTTTGCTAAGTCTGGCACCAGTCTTATTCGTCAGCTTGTTGATGCTGGTACTCTATCTAACCTTCCGGGTGGCTTTAAAACTAAAGGTCTTAGAGTTAAAGGCGACGACACACCCATAGCACCGGCTGAATGGCGTGACGTAGACGTAGCCTCAGGGACAATGCGTGATAATATCATGCCGTTGCCCTACAAAGAGCCAAGCCAAGTACTTTATAGCCTCTTAGGCACCATCGTAGAAGAAGGCCGTCGCTTCGCTGGCGCTGCTGACATGAAGATCAGCGACATGTCTGGGCAAGCCCCTGTGGGTACCACGCTGGCTATTCTTGAGCGTACGCTTAAGTCGATGTCGGCCATTCAGGCACGCGTCCATTACTCAATGAAGCAGGAGTTCCGGCTTCTTAAGGGTATCATCCGCGACTACACGCCAGAAGCGTATAGCTACGAGCCAACAGAGGGTAGCCGCAAGGCAAAGCGGGCTGACTATGACATGGTCGCCGTTATCCCTGTATCTGACCCCAACGCCGCGACAATGGCGCAGAAGATCGTGCAATATCAAGCAGTTCTACAGTTGGCCCAGACTGCCCCGCAGATTTACGACATGCCATATCTGCACCGCCAGATGCTTGACGTACTGGGTATTACAAACGCCGAGAAGCTCGTCCCGCTTAAGGACGGCGACGACATGAAGCCGCGTGACCCCATCTCTGAAAACATGGACGTCATCAACGGTAAGCCGGTCAAGGCATTCATCTACCAAGACCACGAAGCCCATATTGCTGTACATACAAGCATGATGCAGGACCCGCAGGTCGCGGCGATGATCGGCCAGAACCCACAAGGTCAAACTGTCATGGCGGCAATGCAAGCCCACATGCAGGAACACTTAGCGTTCTCGTATCGCAAACAGATCGAAGAACAGGCCGGTGTAGCTCTGCCACCACCAGACGCCGAGATGAGCGAAGACATCGAGCTTCAGGTTTCACGCCTCGCAGCAGCCGCTGCACAGCAGCTTTCACAAAAGAAGCAGGCTGAAGCGCAACAACAGCAGAACCAAGAAGCTGCTCAGGACCCACTCATCCAAATGCAGCAGCAGGAACTGGCTATTAAGCAGGGTGAACTCGACCTCAAGAAGCAGAAGCTTCAGGTCGACGCTGCCGAGAAGAACGACCGCATTGAGCTTGAGCAGATGCGGATCGAAGCACAGAAAGAAATCGCTGGCCTACAGGTCGGTGCAAAACTTGCGACGGCTAAGGGTGACCTAGACGCCAAACAAGAGGCTGAGGGTCTGCGGATGGGCATGGATATTGCCCGCGAGCAGATACAAATGAATCAGCAACAAAAGGAAGCCAACCCGGCTTCTCCTACAACAGAAGAGGTAACTAATGAGTGATTTACTCAGGCACCTGTCAAAAAAGGTGCAGGACGAGTTAAAGATTATCGAGGCAGACTTGGCAATGGGTAATGCCGTTGATTTTGGGGCCTATAAGTATGCTTGCGGTATTTACCGTGGTTTGCTCGTAGCGAACAATATCATTGCCGAAACCGCAGAACGCATGGAGGCTGACGATGAGTAATATTATCGGTAATATGCCTGCTGCGCTTGTAGACGTAGGTGGACGTCCAATCCCAAAGGTTGGTGCGGCATCCGAACTCGCTATTGAGGATCGGCCTAAGCAACTTCCCGACCCATCCGGATATCGCATTCTTTGTGCTTTGCCAGACGTCGAGAAGACCACTGAGGGTGGGATTATCAAGGCAGACATCACCCTTCAGCATGAAGAACTGCTGACGGTTACGTTGTTCGTCATGAAACTGGGTCCAGACTGCTACAAGGACAAGAAGCGGTTTCCAAGCGGTCCGTGGTGCAAAGAAGGCGATTTCGTCCTTGTACGCCCACACGCTGGTACCCGGGTCAAAATCCATGGCCGAGAGTTCCGTATAATAAACGATGATGCAATCGAAGGGACCGTCGAGGACCCAAGAGGCATTAAGCGCGCATAAGCCTAGGAGGCACAAATGATTGAAGATAATGATGACTTCCAGTGGGAAGTAGAAGACGATGCTATAGATAGCAAACCCGAAATTGAGGTAGAAGACGATACCCCGGAGGCCGACCGAGGCCGTGAGCCGATGCCGAAGGAGATCGTTGACGAACTCGAAGCCGACGAACTTGAAGAGTATTCTGAAAAGGTCAAACTCCGTCTAAAGCAGATGAAGAAAGTCTGGCACGACGAGCGCCGTGAAAAAGAACGCTATCAGCGCGAACAGAACGAAGCTCTTACTGCCGCACAACGCTACCGCCAAGAAGCCGAACAGCTTCGCAATACACTTGCCCAAGGGCAGGAATCGTTAGTTGGTAGCGTTAAACAGAACGTAGAGTTTGAACTCACTGAAGCTCGTCGGGCTTACCGCGATGCTTATGAAGCAGGGGATACAGATAAAGTACTCGACGCCCAAGAGAAGCTAAATGCTGCTCAATATAAGCTCGAACAACTTTCTAACTATAAACCTACTTTACAAACTCAAGAGACTGAGGTACAAATTGCTCCGGAAGCGGTCCAAATCCCGCGCCCGGATCAGAAGACGATGGCGTGGCAAGAGCGCAATCAATGGTATGGTCTGGATGAGGAAATGACCGCCTCAGCCTTAGGGCTTCACCAGAAGCTCGAAAAACAGTACGGTAATAAATATATCGGTACTGACGAATATTGGGGCGCTATCGACACAACGATGCGTCGTCGTTTTCCTGAGTATTTCGGGGATTCTGACTCAGCTAGCAGCGACACGAAATCCGCTGCACGTGCAAACCGATCAGCCGTTGTCGCCTCAGCGTCACGAAGTACATCCTCCAAAAAGATCGTACTAAGACAGTCCCAACTAGCAATCGCTAAAAAGTTGGGTTTAACCGCCGAGCAATATGCTCGTGAAGTTGCTAAGGAGAACAAAAATGGCTGAAAATCGTATAGTACGTGAGATGGAAACTCGTGAAGTGGCCGAACGGCCTAAGGCTTGGCAACCAGCTTCAACGCTGCCCGAGCCTGATAAGCTAGACGGATATATGTATCGTTGGGTACGTGTATCGACACTGGGACAGAATGATGCTCGTAATGCTTCATCGGCTTTCCGTGAAGGCTGGGAACCAGTTCGGATTGAGGAACAACCTAAGTTCCAAAATCTAACCGACCCAGATAGTCGATTTAAGGACAACATCGAAGTCGCAGGTTTGTTGCTTTGCAAGATTCCTTCTGAGTTCATGGATCAACGTCGGGCACACTTTGACCGAATGACCCAAGCACAGAATGAATCCGTGGATAGCAACTTCATGCGAGAAAACGATCCGAGGATGCCGCTCTTTACGGAGCGTAGGTCCAAAACATCGTTTGGTTCAGGCAAATAAATCTTAGGAGTTTAGAAACATGGCATACCCTACTGTTTCGGGACCATATGGTCTCATTCCGATCAATTTGATCGGCGGTCAGGTTTTTGCCAGCGCTACTCGTCAGATTCCGATTGCTACCAACTCTTCAACCGCCATCTATTTCGGTGACGTTGTAAAGTTGAACAGCGGCGGTACTCTTGACAAGGACGTTGGCACAAGCTCGGCTACCCCTGTCGGCGTTTTCCTTGGTTGCTCGTACACCGATCCAACCTTTGGTAAAACATTCCGTCAGTACTACGCTGCTACTACGAACATCACTGACATCGTTGCATACGTGCAAGATGACCCAGACGCTCTGTTCAAGGTCGCTGTAGTTTCGACAGGTACCAACATCAGCTACGTCACCCGTGCAAACGTCGGTGAAAACGCTGTTTTGGTCCAGACTGCTGGTTCGACCATCACAGGTGATTCCAAGGTTGCTGTAAGCAGCACGACTGGTACTACCTCGACATGGCCAATCCGCATCATTGATGTTATCGCTGAAACCCAGTCGTCGGCAGGTTCCTACACGGAAGTTGTTGTCAAGTGGAACCAAGGTATGCATCCTTACCTCAACCCAACTGGCGTCTAAGAGGAGTATTAAGATATGGCAATTTCACGCGCACAGCTCCTCAAAGAACTCCTCCCGGGCCTGAACGCTTTGTTCGGTTTGGAATATGCACGCTACGGCGAAGAGCATAAGGAAATCTTTGACACGGAAACGTCAGAGCGTTCGTTCGAAGAAGAAACCAAGCTGTCGGGCTTCTCCGCTGCTCCGGTTAAGAACGAAGGTTCGGCTATCGCATACGACAACGGTCAGGAAGTCTTCACTGCTCGCTACACCCATGAAACGATTGCCCTCGGGTTCTCGCTGACTGAAGAAGCGATTGAAGATAACTTGTATGACAGCCTCTCGGCTCGTTATACTAAGGCCCTTGCTCGTGCGATGTCCTACACCAAGCAGACCAAAGCGGCTGCTGTCTTGAACAACGGCTTCAGTGCATCCTACCCCGGTGGTGATGGTCAGCCTTTGTTCTCGACTGCTCACCCATTGGTTTCTGGTGGTACGAACTCCAACACACCTTCAACGCAAACCGACCTTAACGAAACGTCGCTTGAAGCCGCAGTCATTCAGATTGCTGCTTGGACTGACGAGCGTGGTCTGTTGATCGCTGCGAAGCCACGTAAGTTGGTTGTCCCACCAAACTTGATGTTTGTTGCTACTCGTTTGCTCGAAACTGAACTTCGCGTCGGTACTTCGGACAACGACATCAACGCATTGAAGAACAATGGTTCGATCCCAGAAGGTTACACCGTAAACCACTTCTTGACCGACACGAACGGCTGGTTCCTGACCACCGACGTGCCAAACGGCCTGAAGCACTTTGTTCGTACTCCAATGAGCACGGGCATGGACGGTGACTTCGACACTGGCAACGTGCGTTACAAGGCCCGCGAGCGTTATTCGTTCGGCTGGTCTGACCCGCTCGGTATGTTCGGTTCATCGGGTTCGTAAGAACTTAGAGGGGAGGAGGGAAACCTCTTCCCCTTTTGTTTTATATGGTGTATGCTTACACCTACTAGGATTATTACTTGTACCGACTGCCCTAGCAGACTTAGTAGAGACGGTATGAGGCAGTGCTACTACACGGAGATATATTATGGCTATTGCAACTTTCCAAGGTCCCGTTCGCTCATTGAACGGTTTCATTTCAGACGGTCCCGGCGCGATTAAAGCGGTTTCGACTGCCACATTGACACTTGATATCAATAACTATGCTGGCCGCATCATGAACATTACTGCGGCGACGACTACAATTACGCTGCCTGCGCTTAACGCGAGTGCTGATCCTGCTTCGGCTGGTCCGGGTTCTGATCCAAACAACCCTAACAATCTCGGTATTGTCTACACGTTCTTCCTCCCTACTACCGCCACTGCGGTTAAGGTCATCACGGCTGCAAGCAACTTCTTGCTCGGCGGAACTAGCATGTCCACTGCCGATGCTGCGGCCAGCAATTTCGTCGCTAACGGTACGACTATACGCTCGATCAACCTTAACGGCACGACCACTGGTGGTATCGCTGGTTCGTTCTTCACCGTCACGGCTGTCACTGCGACTCAGTGGTTAATTCAGGGTGAATTGATCGGTTCAGGCTCGCTTGCTACGCCATTCGCTACTTCGTAATAGCTTAATAGGAGGCCAATCCTATGGCTATGCAATATGATGTCAAATCCAAGCATTTGTCCGCTTCAGGTGTTGCGTATGGTTCACGTACGCGCCTGAAGGGGGCTATCCTCTCCGCTAACGCGGCTGCGGCGGCAAGAAACGTCCTTTTTATGGATGATGACCCGCAAACAGGTACGTACAGCATTACCACCACCACACTAACAGTTACGGTGGCAAATAATCTCGTTGCCGGTGATAGGGTGTGGCTGGATTTCACTAGTGGAAGCGCTGTGGATGGTGCGTATACGGTTGTTTCGGCTAATGCCACTTCCTTCACAGTTACTACGGCGGCATCTGGTACGGGCGACGTAACGGTTTACCTGACTGTATTGCTGGAAGCCGACAGCTATAATGCTGTGGCATATTCTATCCTTGTTCCCGGCGAAGGTATTCTAGCCCCCAATGGGATTTATGTGGGATTGCCTGCTAACATAACTGCTACGACTTTTTACGGGTGATATATGCAAAACGAAAAAAGTTATGATCTAGCTGGACGCAGCGTATTTATTGCGCTTCCGGCCTACGACTTCAAAGTCTCTTTGAAGTTGGCTATTTCATTGGCTCAGTTCGCTCAGCAAGCCCAGCAGCACGGGGTTGATATTCAGATTGGCAGCATTTGCG